CGGTGCCGTCAGGTAGACCGTGCCGCCGGTGACCACCGGCGCGTCCTCCTCGCTGCCGTTGAAGAGCGCCACGCCGTCGGCAATCACCGCGACGGTCTTGCCCTCCAGGTGCTCGAGCCCGGCGAACGTCGTCGCCGCCGCGCCCGAGTAGCTCAGGCCGCTGTCGACGAAGAACATATCGGCGTGGGTGTAGTTGGTGCGGAGCTCCCGCTGCTCGAGCTTCTCAATGTAGCGCTTCGCCACGTCGTTGATCGTCCGTTTGACGATCACGTAGAGCACGTCCTGGTCCGCCTCCGGCACCACGCAGACGTCCTCGACCAGGCCGTCGGTGTCGTGGCGGTGCCAGCCCCAAATGTCCTGGTCCGGGATGTAGGTCAGCCCGAGCAGTCGCCCCTCGTTGTCGCAGCACCAGACGATCGAGTGCGGCGTCTGCTGGAAGTCGGTGTAGTAGATCTGCTTGCGCTCGAAAAGGTGCGCCGAGTAGATCGACAGGTCGCGGCCGGCGAGCCCCTGGTTCTGCTCCTGGAACGCGAGCTCGCGGAGCACGTTGCCACGCGCCTGCACGTAGATGATCGTCGAGCCCACCACCACCGGCCGCGCCCACGGCAGCACCCCGACATACGTCTCCTGCTCGGCGTCGACGCTCGAGGGCGTCAGCGGGTTCTTCCGGCCGCCGCCGCCGGTCATGGTCCATTCGCCGCCGTCGGTCATCAGGATCAGGCCCCAGGCGTGCGCCACCATGTGTCGGATCGGATGGTGGTTGTTGCCGGCCAGGCGGAAGGTGACGCTGTCGTCGTCCTGGAGCGGCGAGCTCACCCCGAAGTTGTGCGGGAACCCGATGCGCGAGCCCCAGATCCCGTCGGGGTTCGCGAACGTGTTGGCGAAGAACTGCCGCTGCTGGTAGTTGCTCGAGCAGGCCGGATAGCGGCCGGTGACGCTGAAGAGCACCCGGTCCTGCGGAGGCGTCAGCCCGAAGTCCGCGGTCTGGCCGGCGTGCTTGAAGCTGTTGCTCTCCGCGGTGCCGATGTAGCCGAAGACGCCGTTCTCATAGGGGTCGCAGTAGATCCGATACTCCTCCGCGCCGGCGACCGCGGTCCACGACAGCGTGTGGGGCGAGCTCAGGGTCGGCTCGTCCGCCAGCAGCGCGCTCGCGATCGAGCTCGGGGGCGACTCCTCGAAGGTGTCCGCCGCGGCCGACGTCACGACATACTTGAACGTGCGCGTGCCGGCCGGCCCGGTGGTCGCGATCAGCCCCGTCGGCGTCGTCGCGCCGCTGCCCGTCGTCACCACCCGCAGCACCCAGCGATCGGCCTCCTCGAAGATGAGCTCCCGCGGCGCGTAGTCCGGGTGCGTCAGCATCAGCACGTTGCCCGACTGGTTCCATTGCGGAATGTCCTCGAGCGTGTAGGGGGTCGGCACCTCGAGGATCGCGCCGGTCAGCGCATACCAGTAGGTCGCGTTGGGCGGCGCGTTGCCGGTGGTGTTGGCGATGCAGTAGTAGTTGGTGCCGGCATCGCTGACGACGTCGCCCGGCACGTAGGCCGTCGCGCCGCTGTAGGCCGGCACGCTCTCCACCTCGATCGCCGCGCCGTTCTGGAAGAAGCGAATGTAGCCCGCGCCGAACTCGAGCAGGAACCCCTCGCCGCTGATCGAGCCGACGAAGCGCGCCAGGCGCGTCCCATACGTGTCGGTCTTGCACGGGTCGACGAACCGCAGGCCGGCGCGGTTGCTGACTCCGCCCTCCTTCCGGACGAAGAAGTTGTGGCAGGTCTTCAATCCGGTCTGATACTTCGCGAGATCAGCCCGCGCGTGGAGCGCCGGCGCGAGCTCGCCGGCGGCGAACGACCGCTGCACCAGGCTGTTCATCGCTCGCGGATCCAGGGTGCGTCGGACGTCTCGAGCGTCTTCTGCTCCTCGTTCGCGACCACCTCCTTGGCCGCCAGGATCGCGGCCTCATACTGCGCGCGGCAATATTTCGCCTTCTCGGTGTCGCGCGCCAGCGGCAGCGCCAGGTTCTCTGCCACGCGCCAGATCAGCGCCTCGCGGAAGAGCGGGTCGCCCTGCTGCGCCGGGCACGCCATGCGCGCGGTGTATTCCAGCTGCACGGGGATCGCGCCCAGGCCGTTCGCGTCGGCCGCGGTGATCGGCACGTTGGTGTAGATCAGATACCCCGTCGAGTCGGTGCCGATGCGGAACTGGGGCGGATCGGGGTCGGGCCCGCGCTGCTCGAGCTCCTGGCTGACGATGCGGCGCGCGCGCACCATGTTGGTCGGCGCGCGGTAGGCATACTTCCAGTCCTTGTTGACCCAGTCGTCCTCCGCGCCGTCGACGAGCACCAGGTCGGCGTAGCGCGTGGCGAACGCCCAGGGGAAGTCGCGCAGCACCGCCTCCACCACCACCCGGAAGTTGAGCCGCGCCTTGTAGGCCTCCTCGCTGACGTCGGTCGCGATATCGGAGATCTGCTTGCCGATGCCGATGCGCGACAGCGCGACGTTCACCAGGTGCGTCGTCCAGGGCGCGCACAGGTCCGAGAAGTCCGGCTCGTCGCCGGGGTCGCCGCCGGGGAACCCTTCGCTGCCGTCGTCGTCCGGCTCCTCCGGCTCCTCCGGCTCGCCGGGGTTGGTCGGCCAGGGGCCCGTGCCGCCCGGTGACTCCGGCTCGGTCGGGATGTTCTCGCCGTTGCAGCCCCAGCCGTTGTTGCCGGTGCAGCCCTCGATCGCGAACAGCGCGAACCATCCGTAGTTCACGCCGCTGCTGTTGAGCAGCGCGCCGACGCTGAAGCCGTCCACCTGGCCGGTGGTGATCCCCGTGGTGGTGTTCGCGCCGGTGTGGGTCGCCGAGTTGCTGCCGGTGTGCGACGGGTCGCGGGTCGCGCCCGAGCTCGTCGTCTCCGCGTAGACCTGGACGAACACCGGCCGGCGGCCAGGCGCAGGCGTGATCCCGATCGTGCGGCTCGCGCTGCCGTCCCCCGTGTAGCTGCCAAACGCCACCACCGCGGCCTCGGTCGGCGAGCTCAGGCCGTCGCTCCTGCGCCAGACCGCGTAGGCCTGGGACGTCGTCAGGGCGTGCAGCGGGGCATCGGACGTGAAGCCGCCGGTGCCGAAGGTGACCGCCGAGAGCGGCGCGGCCGGCGAGAAGTTGGTGATGGCGGCCGCGGCCTGGGCGGGGCCCTTCAGATAGAGCCGCTTGGTGGTGACCGCCGTCGTGCCCTCGGCGATCAGGTGCATGAACTGCGGGACGAAGTCCTCGACCGGCAGCGGGTTGTTGATCGCCGTCTCGGTGTCCTTGTGCGCCAGCGTGCCGGTGATCAGGAACCGCATCGACGGGTCGCTGACCGCGACGTATTGGTAGACCACCGTGTTGGCGTTCACCTCCTGGTCGCTGCCGGCGATGCGCACGCGGAACTGGAACTGCGCGGTGTTCTCGCCGTCGGCCGGCACGAAGGCGGGGTCGGCCTCGGCGTGCGCGATGCCGGGGAACAGCCCCGTCTGCAGCGCGGTGTGCGAGCCCAGGCCGGCGGCCAGCCAGAAGGTGCCGCCGCCGAATGCCCCCGACGTCGGGCGGATCCAGAGCCAGTGCACCGGCTGCAGGAACGTCAGGTCCTGGCCGGTGCCGTTGCCGGTGTAGGTGCCGGCCTTGACGATGAACGTGCCGATCGGCGGCGCGAGCCCGCGGCGGGCCCAGGGCGTGCGCGGGTAGGGCGTGTTATGCGGCCCGGTCCCCAGGTTCATGTTGGCGCTGGGGTCGGTGCCGAGCGCCTCCTGCTCGTCGTCGCGGTAGTCGCACGTCGTGAACTTGCCCACGAGCTCGACGCTGGCGTTCAACGAGGCGATCGTCGCCGCGGTGGCGTCCGCCGCCTTGGTGTGCCGGAGCAGGATCGGGGTGACGTCCTCGAAGGCGTCGTCGTCCTCCGCCGTCTCGGTCGAGTAGACGATCGCGGTGCCGCCTAGGGAGGCGGCCTGGGTGACCGCCACGTCGACCGCGCCGGCCCCGTTGATGTTGTAGCCCAGGGAGCCCGACGGCGCGCCCCCGCGCTTGCTGTAGGCCTGCACCTGGATGGCGGTGCAGCCGAAGCCGGCCGCGCCGGGGTCGTTCTCGATCACCTCGGCGTCGTCGCAGTCCACCTGGACCACCGCGCCGCTCGTCGAGCTCGTGAGCTCGGAGGGGGTGAAGCCGAAGGCATTCTGGCAGAGCACCCGCACGTTGCCGGTCCAGCCGCTGCCGCCGCTGAACTCGCGCGGGCGGATCAGGGCGATCTTGGTGCCGTTGAGGAAGTCCTTGCTGACGTAGAAGTCGCCGCCCTTCCGCGGCCAGTTGGCGGCGCTCCAGTCGTCAATGTCGAGCTCCAGGTCGTTGGCGCTGACGTTGGGCGCGCCGACGATGCTCGAGGTGATCGCGGTCGGGCCGGCCGGCTGGGTGCCGGTGTATTTGAGCTCGCCGTTCAGATACAGCCGGATCGTGCCGCCCGAGCCGACCTTGTAGACGATATCGACCTTGCACCACACGTCGTGGCTGGCCTTGCCGTTCCACACCTCGAGCTCGAAGCCGGGGATCACGGTGACCAGCGAGTAGACGGTGCTCGAGTTGCTGCTGAAGAGCGCTATGCCGCCGCTCGCGGTGATGCCGAGCGCGTGCCCGACACCGGCCGACGGCGTGGTCGTGTAGCGCCAGAAGTAGCTGGTCGCGGTCGGCAGCTTGCGCAGCCGGATGTAGAGCCGCTCCCATTGCTCCTTGACGTCGAACGGCGTGACGCCGTGGGCCGTCGGCGCGATCGAGTAGCTCGCATTGTTCTGCCCGCGCACCGCCAGGCCGCGGCCGCCGACGTGCCGGCTGGCATCGGTGAGGCAATACTCGCCGACGTTGCCGACGGTGGCGATCCGACCAGGCGTCTCGAAGCCCTCGAGGAACAGCTTCTTCGGGGTCGGAGCCCAGGAGGGCACGCCGGCCTCGTCGCTGCCCACGTTCGCGTTGGGCATGTAGACGAACTTCGCGATCCAGTAGTAGCGGACCGTCGTGCCGCCGATGCCCAGGAAGCCGCCCGTGTGCCTCGAGAACGTGTGCACGTCCGTCGGGAAGGGCTTGCTCGGGGAGCTCGGCCAGTCGGTGTAGGAGTAGGGCGGCAGGTGCGCCCCTGGGGACGCCAGGCCGATCCACGGGGCCTCGTAGTCGATCGACGCGCCGCTCTCGGGCGGGCCGGCAATGTAGGGCGGAAGGTTGATGCCCTCCGGGTGCGCGGCATTGAGCTCGGCGACCCGCTCCGCATCGTCCAGGACGATGTAGAAGGTAAGGTTCTGGACTCTGTTTGCGTCGAAGATTGCCACCGCGCCCCCGCCTGAAAGACGGGCCGCCGGCATGGTGTCCGGCGGCCCTGGTGAACGCCCGCTAGTCGTTCAGCGGGTCGGCCTCGACGGCCTGGTCGACACCCCTGGTCGCCGCCACGTTGGTCGGCGGGGCCGCATTCGGGGCGGTGGGGAAGGCACCCACGCCTGCACGCAGGTCGCGGGTCGCACGGTTGGACTGACGGATCGCTTCGTTGGCTCCGGTGGTGTGCAGCTGCGAGCCGCGAGGGGCGTCCCGCATCCACCGCTCCGAGAACTCCTCGTCGAACTCGATCTCGAAGACGTCACCGGGCCGCCGGCGCGCGTGCGCGTAGTAGCCCAGCTGCGTGGCCTGCACGAGACGGCGGCGGCGCGTGCGCGGCGAGCGCTCCGCCCGGTCGCTGTCCGGCAGGTCGTTGTTGGGGCCGCGGCCGACACGGGTCCGATCGCTCTTGCCAGGGCCGATCGGGGGAGCCGGTGACGTGCGGCCTTCGCGCGGGGTGGCCTCCGGAGGAAGCCGTCCCGCTTCGACGTCACGGTGGTCCATGATCGTCTGGTGATTGATGGGCAACAGGTCGTTGTCCACCTCTTCGTCGCTGCCGCCCGCCGCCGCTTCGGCGGCTTCGCCTTCCGCCTGGGCCTGCTGCGCCGCGGCCTCATCGCGCTTCCGACGCTCGGCCGCGGTCAAGCGCACGTCGCGCTCGTCGCGGGTCGTCGCCTGACGCTTGGTGCCTTTCGTTTTTGCCATGGTGCTGATCTCCTCGAGCTCTCACAAAGTGAACGAGTGAACGGGAACGAACGACCGGCTCTCTGGTCCTAGACCGAGTAGCCGCGCGCGTAAGCCGTCGGCACGCCCTGCGAGCTCAGTTGCGCCGGCTGCAGGGCCGCGGTCACCGTCGCCGTCGGCGAGGTGCCCGTCATGGTGTATTTGAGCCCGAGGTAGCGCTTGGTGACGCGACCAGGGTCGACGCTGATCTCGTGGATCTTGCCGGCCGCGACGGCGGACTGCGAGCCGCTCGAGCCGATCACGTCCGACGAGCTCAGGTCTGCGTTGGCCGACTGGACCACCTCGATGGTGATCGCCGGCGTGGTGCCGCCCATGGCGACGTCGAAGCCGACCGAGAAGCGGAGCGGCGTGCCGACTCCGATATCGCGCTTCGGTGTGGTGTTCCCCAGGTCGATCGTGTTGGTGCTGAGGATCGCCGAGGTGCCGGTCAGCGCCTGCGCGTCCGACACGGTCAACAGAGCATCAAGAAACATAGTGAACTCCTCCGCAAAAAGTTGCTGTCGCTGCTTGCTTTCTGACCCGCTCGGGAGAGGGTCGAAAAGCCTACGTGACGCGCGCCTCGGTGTTGAGGATCGAGTCCACTCGCCGGATCGGGGTGGTGCCGAACATCAGCGTCGGCTTGCCCTCGACGTTCTCGTAGGTGGTGCCACCGCCGGCGGAGACGTCGCTGCGCTCCTGCTTCCGCAGGTAGCGGCGCACGCGCCGGTTCATGTAGAACACCTTGCGCCCGAGCTCGTTGGGGATCATCTCCTCGGCCGCTTCCATCGCGTCGATCAGGTCCGCGGGCGAGCCGCCGGCCAGGTCGCTGACGTCGATGTTGGCGATCCGGATCACGTAGCGCCAGTCCTTCACCACCAAGCCGGCCTTCCACTGGTAGCGCTCCTGGAACGCGCGCATGCGGTTGCCCGCCACGCCCGCGGTCACCTCGACGGTCACCTCGCCGAAGTCCTCGTGGATGATCCCGGCCTTCGACCCGTTGGGGAAGATGCCGTGCGTGGTCTGCTCACCCCAGGCCACGAGCCAGATGCTGGTGTTGTCCGAGCCGGTGCCGCCAGCGTCGATGATGTTCTCGCCGCTCGCCGCGGTGGCGATCGCCGAGTAGCGCGGCGCAAAGCCGGTGAACTCCTCGAGCGCGATGCCGACGTTGCCGTAGAACAGCGTCGACGCCATCTCCTGGTTCATGGCTTCCAGGAACGCGCTGGCCTCCGAGAGGCGGAACGCGCTGGCGTTGCCGTTGAGCAGCACCAGGTCCTTGTCGACCTCGGACCACGCCTCGAGCATGCCGGCCTGCTCGTCGATCTGCGCCGTCGAGCTCTTGCTGGGCGGGATGCCCTGGTTGATCATGCGCCAGTAGACCGTCGGCAGGCCCGTGCGGATCGTGACGCGGTGGCCGGTCGGCAGGTTGCCTTCGCGCCACTGCATGTCCTCGAGCACCTCGTTGCTCTGCTTGAGCATCTCGATGATCGTGGGGACCTTCCCCTGGGGATCCAGGCGCTTCGCCCAGTCCAACAGGGTGAGAACTCCAGTCGAAAGTGTTGCCATTTACGCGCTCCAGTAACGGGTGATCAGCCCTTGTTGGCCGCCACCGAGTCGGGGTGGTCGTAGATCACCGCAGCCTTGTCGGCGGTGGTCTGCGCTCCCGCGCTGCTCTTGTGGCCGGCCGGCCCGGCGTCTTCACCCATCATGCGGCCCAGGTCGGCCAGGAAGGACACGACCTGGATGTGATTGCCGGATCCCCCACGGGCGAGGAAGTTGTTGAACGCATCGCGCATCGGGTGACCGACCGGGCGAACCTTGTCGATCGCCAGCTTCGCGAGGCGCTGCGTCTCCGGGAGCTTGTCGCCGCCGTAGGTTTTGTCGCTCTTCGTCTCGTTGGCCCACGCATCGCTCTGCACCTTGATGCGCGCGAGCGTGTCCTCGAGAAAGGCCTGGGCCTCGTCCTGCGACATATCCTGACCGCGGGCAACCGTCTCCAGCTGCCCGAGCAGCTGATCGTCGACGCCTGCCTTCATGTCGTCCGGCACCGTGAGCGCATACTTCTCGGGGGCCTTCGGCGTGGTTGCTTCGCCGGCCTTGCCCTCGGTCGCTGCTTTCCCCGTGTCGCCAGCCTTCGGTGCTGTCTCACCCGCAGGTGCTTCACCGGCTTTCGTTTCGGTGGTGGTGCCGCCCGTCGCTGCCGTCTCCCCGGTTTTGGTTTCGGGGGTGGTCGAGCTCGTGCTGCCGGCGGGGGCTTCGCTGGTTGCTGCGCCCGTGCCGGTCTTTGCTGGTTCAGTCATTGGCTTGTGCCTCCGCGGTCACCTGGACCGCCTCTGCTTCGCGATCGACGCGCGTGGCGCGCTGTCGGGCCTCCTGCTCCATCAGCAGGTAGTTGCGGCCGCCCTGCTCGATCGCCAGCGCCAGGAGCTCGTGCCCGAAGTCCTGGCGGCCGGCGTTGTAGTGAATCTTGGCGGACGGATCCCAGATGCTGCGGTAGACGCCGGCGCGCTCGAGCAGGCCCCAGATCATGGCGCGCCCTTCGATCGACTCCATCACCGCGGCAATGCTCGAGAGGAAGAGCTCCTCGGCCTGCTTCGCTTTGCGATCGGCGAAGGCGATCTGCCGCGGGTCCGCGGCGTTGCGCTGCAGAGCGCGCCGGCTGTTGCTCACTAGAAGCACTCCACGATGACGGTGCGCAGCACGATATCGCCGGCGCTCGCGGTGCCGTTCTGTCCGGTCACCTTCAGCTGCACCGGCGAGCTCCAGCTGCCTGGCGTCGTGGTGTTGGTGTTGAAGGTGAACGTGGCGGCCGACGAGAAGGTGGTCAGCATGGTGCGCTGCCCGCTGTCGGCGTTGCGCGTGATGTGCACGTCGGCCCACCAGGCGATGCCGTTAGGTGCGCCGCCGAGCACGGATGCCGAGTTGCTGGCGCCGATGTAGAACCGGACGGTCTTATTGTTGGCGTTCGCGGCGGTCGTGCCGTCGACGTGCACCCGGAACCCGCGGCCGTCGGCGTTCAGCGTGCCGGCCGGCACCGTGTAGGTCCACAGGTCCGTCTCGGTGGTGTTCGCGCCCGTCTGCACCGACGTCGAGGTGGTCGTCAGCGTTGCGCCGGTGACCGTGCCGCAGTTCAGCGCCGTGGCCCCACCGCTGCCGACGGTGGCCGAGCCGCCGCCCTGGTTGCCGGTGATGCGCGGGTTGACGGTGACGGTGCTCTGCGCGACGAGCGCGCCGACCCAGAGCGCCCAGGCGAGCAGCGCGCTCGAGGCGAGGGCGACCAGGGGCTTGTCGACGGTCTTGCGCGTCACTGGGCGTTCCCCATCACGACCGACACCGCAGCGCCGGTGCCGCTGATCGCGGTGACGCGCGCCCGCACGTTGCGCCAGGGCGCGTCCATCGTGAAGCCGTCGCTCGAGCGCGTGGTCGCGAGCGTCAGCGTGATCGTGCCGGCGGTGATCCAGTCGACGTTGGTGCTGTTGACCGCCGCCTCGATGTTCGACACCTCGATCACGATCGTCGCTGCGCCTGCGCCGGAGCTCGTCGCGCCGTAGGCCTGGAACGTGCGCACGCCCGTCGCCGGCTTGAAGTTGGCGCTCGAGCTCGTGGCCGTCGCGGCGTCGAGCATCACCGTGGAGGGGAACTGCGTGCGCGCCTGGGCGAGGCCGATCGCCGGCGCGAGCGCGATCGAGAGAGCGAGAGCGACTGCCAACCGTTTCATGCTGCCTCCTACATCACCGTCTGACTGCCGACGCTGTTCTGGCCGGCACCGAGCACCTGGTCGAGTGGGGGCGTGCCGCTCGCCCCCGTGGCTTGCTGCGCCGCGGCAGCGTCTCGAGACGCCGCGGCGAGCATCTGCGTGCGCTCCGCCATGGCGGTGGCCTGCTGCTCGGTCGCTTGCGCCTGCGCCAGCTGCGCGGCCTCCTCGTCGGTCCGCACGATCTCCGGGTCGGTCCCGAGCATCTCGGCGTAGTCGTCGACGATCTTGTTGAAGTTGACCTTGTGCAGGATGCCGGGGGCCACCTCGACGAGCGGCACCACCGACGCGACGAAGCGATCGTGCCCGGTGACGCCCACCAGCTTCTGCGCGCTCGCCATGATCGAGATGTATTCGACCTTGACCTTCACGCCCTCGAGCTCCTCCGGCGGCGGCATGTCGTCGAACAGGCCGGCGTCCTCCATCATCTGGTAGGCCCGATCGACGATCGGGTCCAGGAGCTCGTCGTTGGTGCGCTCGAGCACGGGGCCCAGAGCGAGCAGCTTCTCCTCGTGGCGCTCCTGCACTTCGCGCGCGGTCAGCGGTTGCCCGCTCTCGCGGATCTGGTCGCTGCGCGCCATCATCAGGAACAGGTCCTCGAAGTAGGCCCGCTGAATCCGATACTGCACCAGGCCGATATCGTTCGACAGGTGCTCGATGTTCAGGCCCACCTCGTGGATCGCGCGGAGCCCATGCTGCGCGTCCCGCAGGTAGGTGATATCACCGGGCAGGAGGCTTGTCTTTTGCGCGCGGAGCTCGGGGTGGCCCACCAGGGGTGGGTCGACGGCCTTGTGGATGGCCTTGCCCTTCATGCGCTGCATCGACTGCAGCTGCTTGACGTCGCCCAGGGCGGTCATGCCGGGGCAGTCCACCCCGTAGGTGTCCTCGCCGCTCACCTCCCAGCGGGGAGCCAGGATCGGGAACGAGTGGTAGCCGCTCTCCCGGAGGAACCGGCCGTCTCTCGACTCGCCGCCCTGCTCGTAGTGGCAGCTGCTGAACCGCAGGAACTGGCTGAACGGCCTGGCGGGGTCGTAGTCGTCGTTGGGCAGCACGATCCACGTCAGCGGGACGGCTGCCTGATAGTTTCCGCGGTCCCATAGCGCCTTCACCGTTGTGGACACCACCGACCAGTCGATCTGGTTGGTGCCGGGTTTGAGACAGAACTCCTCGACCACCTGGCGGACCGAGAGCTCGTAGTCGCGCGCGAACGTCGACACCAGGTTGCGGCTATCGAGCCCGAGCCAGTAGCTGCCGATCGGATAGGTGTAGGTCCGGAACAGGTCGACGCTGTCCGGCAGGAACGACATGCACGCGGTGCCGAAGGTGCCCAGGTCCCCATAGACCACCGGCAGCGAGTTGTAAAGGTTCGAATCGGTGAAGAGCACCGACATGCGCTGCGTGACTTTGTAGAGCCAGTCCTTGACCGGCTTGTAGCTCGCGAGCGTCGGGTCGGGTGTCGTCAGCTTGAACCAGGGCCGCGCCGGCGACGTCAGCCCGGCGTGCAGGCCGGAGGCGAGCGTGCGAGCGCTGAAGCGTGCGGTGCTGTCGATGATGTTCTGGTTGCGCCGGTCGCCTTTGTTGCGGTCGCTCGAGACGAAGCGAATGCGCCGCGGCATGATCCAGTCGCCGAGCTCGCGCCAGTGCGAGTCGAAGCTGGTGCGGTCCTCCATGAGCGACGTCTTGATCTGCTCGAGGCGGTTGCGTTTGGTGATGCCGCTGCCGGCGTAGGCGTCTCCGAGGGCGCTGCGTGCCATGGTCTAGTAGCCGATCAGCGAGCGCGCGCTGCCGCCGGCGGTGACGCCAGGCGTGGAGCTCGGGCCGGTGGTGACCCGGCCGCTGTTGCCGGCGGAGGCGCGCCGCCTGGTGCGTGCACCGGCCTTCAGGGCGTCCCTGGTGTTGGCGCTCTCCATCGCGGCAGCGTTGGGGATGCCGCTCTCCTCGACGTCGGTCTTGGCCGCTCGGGCTGCGCCGGTGGCGATCATCTGCTCGCGGCCCGCGATCGTGCGATTGCGCCGCCAGGCGTAGGCCTCCTCGGGCGTGACGCCCGCCGGCCAGTTGGCGGGCATGCCCGTCTCCGGGTCCTTGCCGGCGTCATACTCCGCTTCGGTCTTCTTCTGCGCGCCCTGCATCGCTCTCCAGCCGCTCAGGATCGCGCCCCCCAGCAACAGACCGGTCATCAGCCCCATGCGTCAGCCTCTTGAAGTGGACCGTCTCGACAGGCTCGTAGCCGTGCCGCTCGTAAAACCGGCCGACGTCGGTGTCGACCGGGGCCTTCATGGTGATGGTGTTGACCCCATTGGCTTGTGCCCACGCCTCGAGCGCGCGCAACAGCTTGGGGCCCGTGCGACCGTTACGATACACGGGTTCGACCCACCACGCCAGTTCATCGAGCATCTTAGTGCCCCCGATCGGGTCGTGGCCGTAGACCGCGGCGACGAATCCGACCAGCTGCCCAGGCCTGGCGGTGGGCTCGGCGACCACCAGGAGCCCGCGCACCAGGAGCAGCTGGAGGAACTGCAGCACCGTGGCGCGATCGAACGACAGGAAGCGCGCGTAGCGGGTCTTCTCGATGAACGATCGCGCCAGGTCGGCGAGGGTTTCCAGGTCGTCCAGCTGCGCAGGGCGGACAGTGATCACGCTACCTCCGGTCGAAGGGGTCGAAGTCGAGCGACACCTTGCCCACGCCGTCGTCGTAGTCCTGGCGGCCCATGTGGTCGCCGGCGATCTCGTAGGGGTGGTAGTCGGTGCTGGCTCTCGAGCGGTCCGCCAGGCGCTGCATGATATCGGCGGGCGCGTCGGGCAGCGCGAACGTCTGGAACAGCCCGTCGGCCAGGTCGGGCGAGTAGCCCAGGCGCTTCTTCACCAGGTCCTTGGGCTCGACCACGAACTTGCCGCCGATGAACGAGTAGGTCGGCTCAATGAGCTCGCGCACCATCTCGGGGATCTTCGGCAGCACCCCGCCCTTCTTGACCCAGTCCGCGCCGGCGAGCCAGAGCTCGTCGCGCACGGTCTTGTAGCGCTTGTTGAGCGAGGGCGCGCTCGCGATGATCGGGATCACCGGCTTGCCGGCGGTGATGAGAATGTCGACCGCGCCGTGGCCCCAGTGCCCGGTGTCGTCGACCATGATCAGCACGTCCTTGCTGCCGCTGCGCTGCCACAGCTGCTCGGCGCGCATGATCTTCGTCGCGATCTCGGTGGTGCGCACCTGGCGCAGGATCACCGGCTTGAACGACGCCAGGCCCTGCCGCGGGAACAGCACCGTGCGATCGTCGCCGAACCGCGCGACGTCGACGCCGATGCGCTTCTGCGCCCACTCGTAGGCATCCGGACGCAGGTGGCGGTTCATGGCGCGCTCCACGTCCTCGATGCCGAGCAGCGCGTTGATGCTCGCCGGCGGGAACTCCCCGAGCACGTTGACCATGACCCAGGGGTTGTCGCGCCCGTATAGGTCGATCTGCTCCTGGGCGTATTGCACCGAGATGCGCGGCGAGCGCTGCGGGTTCAGCGGGTCGCCGGTGATCGTCACGACATACCAGAGGTGCCGCTGGCTTGTGCAGGCTGCGTAGAGCGGTCCGGTGGTGTGCGTGGGGTTGCCGCCGATCACGACCTTCGACTCGATGCCCGACGCGAGCACCGCCTCGGCGGTCGCCATCACCGCCTGGGGGATGCCGCCCACCTCGTCGAGGAAGAACGCCACGTAGTCGGCGTGAATGCCGGCGAGCGCATCGGCCTGCTGGTCAGCGTCGGCCTGCTTCGGCCAGGTGCGGGCGACCGCGAACCAGGTCTGCGGGTGGTAGCGGTGGCTGACTCTCGAGGCGGTCCAGACAAACGTCTCGGAGAAGAACTGGCTCTTCCCCATCCACTTCGAGATCTCGGGCCAGAGGTTGGTGTCCAGGTTGTCGCCGGTGATCGACGTCGCGCCGATCTTCGGGTGCGGCCTGGTCGCCAGGAAGTTGAGGATCAACCACGCCATGGTCGTGGTCTTTCCCGGCCCCTTGCAGGCCTTCATGGCGAGCCGCTGGTTGTGCGGGAACGCGCGCAGCGCTTCCTTCTGCCAGGCGTCCGGCTCGACGCCGAACTCCTCGCGCACCATGGTGTCGGGATACCAGCGCCAGCGCCGGAAGCGCTCGCGCACCGCCGCGGTGAGCTCCTCGCCGTCGACCGTGCTACTCATGCGCCGGCACCCGGCCGGCCAGCGCTCACAGTCACACGCCCTCGAGCAGCTTGGCGACCCGGTCTTGCACCGCCACCTTGCTCCAGCCGCCCAGGTCCCTGCGCCGCCCGCCCTCGAGCTCCTGGATCATCACCAGGCGGTCGGCCGCCTCGCCCGCGCCGTTGGTGAACAGGTCGTCGACGATCGCCGTGGCGATCTCGAGCGCTTTGCGTGCGTCCATACGTGCCACCTTTCATCGCCGCTCTGACACCAGGGCGGCCAGGACAATCACACCACCGGCACCCAGGCAGAGGCCGACGAGGATGCCGGCACAGAACGCTATCCACACGCCCTCGGGGATCACTTGACGATCGTGTTGGTCGGCGACCCAGGCACGCGGTCGAAGAGATTCGAGTGCGCACTCTCGTCGCTGAACGCCCCAGCCGCGATCGCGTGCACGGTGACGTAGAACCCGGTGCCGAAGGCGATCGGCTGGACGTTGAGCGTGGCGCGCACGATACCATCAGCGCCCGCCACCGGGTCACCAATGACGATCGTCTGCACCAGGGTGCCGTCGCTCTTGTAGATGTTCACCCGGTGCTCGTCGTCACGCGCGTGGTCGGGGCAGGTGAACTCGATGTTCCGGGGGTTCTTGACGTTCGCCGTGGTCTGCATCGTCGCGGCGAGAAGTAGGGCAAGCAGCATGTCGTCTCCTGGTCAGCGGTAGTTGGAAGCCATGACCCGTCGCATGGCGTCGTTGCGGGTCCAGATCTGGGGCCAGGGGGTGCGCGGCTTCCGCAGCCGCTCGGCCAGCCGGCGCTCCCGTCGCCGGCTGTCCCTGAAGTCCCGCCGTTTGCGGTCCTTACGCACGTAGTATTCCTGGGCGGAAATGCGGTCCGCGGGAGCCAGGTCGTCAGCGGTCATCGGTAGGCGAGGTAGACGTCGAAGATATCGAACTCGCGCGCCGGCGCACCCAGCGTGCGGGCTTCCTTGCCCTGGCCTGGTGCCGCCAGCTTGCGCGCCCAGCCGCGGTAGCGGAACGTGTTGCTGACGCCATCCTTCCGCGGCAGCGTCTCGTAGCCCAGGCCGATCGCCTCGAGCACCGAGCTCGCCGGCGAGAGCTCACCAGGTCCCGAGATGCCGTCCTGGTTGCGATCGTGCCAGAGCAGCAGGCTCGTCCAGAGCTCGCCACCGTTCTCGGCGTTCAGGTGGCCCATCTCGAGGCCGCCGGCGAGCGTGCGCAGCGCATCGAACCCAGTGCGCTTGCCTGGCACCGTCGCGGAACCCAGGAGCTCGCGGCCGTCGTCGATCAGCCCGTTGCCGTTGCGGTCGACCGCCAGGAAGGCGACGTCAGAGTTGCGCTTCGTCCAGGCGACCTGGTCCAGGTCCCCGTCGGCGTCAATGTCGAACGCCACGCTGGCCTGGCGATCGAGCGTGTAGGTGCGGCTGTTGCCGGTGGCGATCAGGATCGGGCTCGAGGGTCCGCTGCACGTCTCGCCGTTCCAGTAATACCACTCCCACCCGTAATAGGCGGACACCTCCGAGCATTCGCTCTCGTTGGTCGCGGGTTCATAGGGCGGCGGCGGTGGGTAGTAGCAGTAGCCGATCGGGTAGTTCTCGCGAACGCTGCCGTCGAAGTAGATCATCACGGTCGACGTGTAGCACCCGTTCAGGACCTGGCTCTCGACGCGCTGGTTCGCCTGGGACCTCCAGCCGGCGATATCAGGGTGCGCGGTGTCGGCGCACCATCCGTTGCCCTCGTCGTAGCCGTCCCAACAATAGCGGCCATACTGGAACCCGTCGACCCGCACCCGCAGGAACGTCTGGCCCTCGGTGTAGTCCGCGAACACGTCCGCGTGCGCCTCGAGGGTCCGCGGCTGCGGGCTGTTGCCCCAGGCGAAACTCCACATGCTGAAGTGGTGATTGTAGGCGGCCAGCCGCACCACCCCCACCGCCACCACGAGCGCCAGCACCGCCATTGTCAGTCGTCGCATCCCGCCACCTCCTCCCGCCGGGCGAGAGTCTACCTCAGCGCTTCTCTTTTCCGGGTGTCGTTGTTGGCTTGTTCGCGCGGAGCTCCTCGAGCAGCAGGTCCGCCTTGGCCCCGAGCACCGCGAGCAGGAGTGCGCAGTGCATCGTGGCGTGGCCCAGGAACGACTCGCTCGGGACCGTCGTGCCACAGAGCTCGCACCAGTTCTCACCCATCGCGCGGCGCGCCTGGCGCGACTCAGCGACGAGCAGGTCTGCGGTGTCCTCGAGCTCCTGGCGCGGGATCGTCGGTGTGTGCTTGGGCATCAGTCCTCCGGTGGTGGTGGGGGCGTGTCGATGCCCGCCAGGTGCTTCGCGTGGTCGAACTTGTGCGTCAGGTCGACGCTGTCCTTCAGCCGGCCCGTGGCGCGCGCCATGAGCTCCGCGGCCTTCAGCCCGTCGTGCAGGGTCACCTTGTCGCCGTCGTGGCTCTTGAGCGCCAGCTGGAGCTCGATGGGCCAGAGCTCGAAGGGCAGCAGCTTGCCCTGGCCGTCGTAGGCGTGGGTCAGGTTCGCACGCGCTCGAGCCGAGAGCAGCGCGATGGCTTCGTCGCCCTCCATTGCCATGCGCTTGCGCCGCTCGGCCAGGCCGGCGTCGACGAAGGCGCGCACCTTGGGTTCCCTGAGTAATCGGCAGGCCTCGACCTGGCAGGTCTGGTTGTTGGCCTTCGGGTGTGTCTCGCGATACGCGCGCGCGCCGTTGCACCCGTTCTCGAGATAGGCCTGGGCGAACAGCAGCTGCCCGTTGGTGAGCGCATCCGGGTCGTGTTGCGCTCGAGCGCCGGGCGGCTTGCGCTTGGGCTTACTGCGCGATGGCATCACGCGCCACGTAGACGTTGGCCGGGTAGTTGGTCTTGAACGTCGACGCTGCCCCGCCCAGGGTGTTGCCGTCGAACGTGGTGACGCAGGCGCGGCCGGCGTAGGTGGGCGGTGGTGTCCCGCCGAAGTTGACGCCTGGTGCCATCACCCCGTAGGGCCCGGTGTGCATCTCGTTGGTGCGGAACGCGAGCGGCCCGACCGGCACGCGCGTGTCGCATTGGATGATCGCGGGACCGTCGAAGGTGGCGAACGTGTTCTCGACCGTCAGCGCCTGCATGCCGTCGACCACGAGCGCGAAGATGCCGCGGCCGCCCCAGGTCTTCGTCAGGTTGAGGAAGCGCGAGTTGCGAATGACCACGTTGGTCGTCGCGATCGGCGTGACGCTGTTGTAGTCCTTGCCCATCAGCTGCAGGCCCGAGCTCGCGCGCTCGACGGTCACGTTCTCGATCGTCACGTCCGCAATGTATTGCCCGTTCTTCGGCGTGATCACGATCGCGCTGCCGTCCTGCGCACCCAGGAACGTCGGGCCCCAGCTGCCGGACAGCGTCGAGTCGCGCACCAGCACCTTCTTCCAGGCCTTGAGCTCGAGCAGGTTCTTCACCTCGCGGTCGACGCCGTCGGTGCGCCAGGCCTCGGGCTTCGAGAGCGTCACGCCGTCGATCAGCAGGTCGGTGCCCACGCCATTCGGGCAGTCGGTGATCTTCAGCGTGTCGCCGCCGGTGATGATGTTCTCGCTGGCCGCGACGGAGGTGCCGCCCTGGATCACCACCGGCCCACAGCTGTTGAGCAGCGCGATCGCTTGCGAGTCCTGGCCGGACGTCCACACGTCGGCGATCGAGCTCGCGAGGATCGAGCCGCTGCAGTTGAACTCGATCCCGCGCTTGCCGCGGTGCGTGGGGATCGTGATGTTCGTCAGCGTGATGCGCTTGGGCTGCATCGCCAGCGTGGTCTGTGGTGCGCCGTTGTAACCGCAGAGCAGCACCGCGCCGGGCGAGCTCGAGACGAGCACCAGGTCGGACACGTTGACGTCGTTGACGCCTGGGCGAATGGTCAGCGCCGCGGCGGTGCCGCCGGAGATACCTGACCCGCTGCCAATCAGCACCGTGTTGCTGCGCGAGATGGTGAACGACCCGACGTAGGTCATGCCTCGCGGGAGCTCCACCGTGCCGCCGGCGTCGAGCGCCGCCTGGAGCTCGGCCGCGGTGGTGATCGGGACCGTCTTGGGCAGCTGCGCGATCAGCGCCTCGACCTGGCGGTTGATCTGCTCGAGTTGGTCGCGAATCTGTTGAGGGGTGGGCCCCGCGGTCGTCTGCAGGGCCAGGGCAATCAGGAGCGGGAGGGCCTTGGGCATGCCGGCATTGTAGCTAACATCAGTGGACGATGCCCTTCTCGGGGGCGGGGATGGTGGCAATGAAGGCCAGGGCCTCCGAGCTCTCGAGCGGGATCCACTCGATCTCGGTGGTCGAGAAGTCGGGGCGCTGCCCGCCGCGCTGCCGGCGGAACTCCGCGAGCAGCGGGAACCAATCACCAGGCGGCACGAGCTCGGTCACCGTTGTCTCGTGCGCGCAGCGCCGGCAGAACGTCAGCCCCATGAACACGCGCGCCGGCGGATCGCGCGGGTAGAGCGCCTTCGGGGCCCAGATCTTCAGCACCGGCAGCACGTCGGCGATCCGGTGGCATTCCAGTCTCACGCAGTAGGCGATCACGACCGCTCCTTGTAGTTTTCCGGGATCACTGTCAGCTGCCGCGCCCCGTGTTTCTCGAGGTGCTTCGTCAGGTCGACCACGTCGTCCGTCTCCCATCCGCAGCAGCAGCGATAGTGGAAGCCTCGCGGCCGCGCCAGGTCCATGGTCACGATCGGCCGAGTGATGGCTTCGAGCGCCGGCGGCACGCGCTCGAGCGTGATGCGGAGCTCGCCCTCGTGAAGCGGCCCGAGCTCGATGAGCATGCGCTCGACGACGACCGCCAGGTCGACGTGCGCGGCATCCGCCGAGACAGTGCGTGTGACCTTCATCCGGTCCCCGTTCTGGCCTGCGCCGCCCATTGCGAGGGGTCGTGGCCGAAGCTGCTCCAGCCCTCCGTCCGCTTGGACCCGAAGAGCTCGAGGAAGGGACCAGTCGCGAAGAGTTTGTGGATCCATGTTCGCACCTCTGACGGCTTGACGTGAGACTCGCCCAGGGTGCGGCGCTCCAGGTAGACCGAGCGCGGCCGGAAGTCTGTCACGTCTGCGTGAATATCGCCACGGGTTGCAATCACCAGGTGCTCGTGACTGACCGACAGGAACTTGCCCCCGCTGCCCTCGATCACCCGGTCCCAGACGGCGTTCGTCTGGTAGGTGAAGCCCCAGGCCTCGAGCACGTCGACGACGCCAGGGCGGGCCAGCAGGAGCCTGGGCGGGGCCCAGAGGAAGAGCGCCGCCTGGCGCTGCACGTGCGCCGCCACCGGCAGGCCGGCGATCTTCTCGACCGTCATCCGCCCCCAGTCCGGTGCCGCGTAGACCACCCGATACTCGCCGGCGAGCTCCGCCTGGCCCTCGAGCACCAGCGGCCGCTTGATGTGCCGGACCGCGCGCGCCGTCTGGCTGACCGTCCAGCCTTCCAGCTTCGCGTTGGTCAGCACCCGAGTCTGCTGGGGCCTGGTCAGGCCGGCCACCGCCGCGGCGTGGCTGAACGTCGGCGCGAGCTCGAGCTCCGGCGGCTCGACCGAGCGCACCACCGCGGTGTGGTTGCGGATCGTTTTCTCCGAGAGCCCGGTCAGCGACACCATCTGGTCGAGCTTCTCGCGCCAGTCGTCGCGGCTCTCCGCATACGCCATCAGCGACCCGATCCAGTAAGGCGAGGCGGCCTCGGTGGCGGCGGCATACTGTGCCACCGCCACCCACTGCTTGGCCGTCGGCTTCCCGTGCGCCTCGACACCTCGCGCGTGCAGGGTGAACCCGTCGAGCGCGATCGGCCGCACGTCGAACAGGGTGTCCCGACGTCGGGATATTTTGGCGCTTGACATTAGCCCTCCGCCTCCTCGTGCAGTTCACCCTGGTCGACCATGCCCTCGCCGCCGTCCCCGGCTTCGCCGGCAGGCTCCTGGGTCGCGAGCTCCTGGGCGTCGTCGGCCGACGTGCGCCGCACCCGCAGCTTGTCGGCTCCAGGCACGCGCGTGAGCTCGACGCCGGCGTGGATGTAGTGGGCGGTGCCCTGGCCCTGCATGCGGCGCAGCGCGCCCGAGGTGTCGGCCGCCTCGTCCTGGCGCAGCCGGTTCATCTGGTCGCGCGTGTCGCCGATCGACTCGCAGTAGCGATCAAGCACGCGATCGCGCACCTGCTCGAGGCCTGGCAGGGTGTCCTGCTTCAGCGGCTTGCGCGCCCGCGGTGGCGCGGCGTTCTTTGGCGGTTTGCTCGGCGTGGGCTTCGAACGCTTCGCGCGCGCGGGCTTCGAGCTCGCGGTCTTCTTCGCTGCTTTCTTCTTCGCCATGTATCGAGTCCTCTCCGCGGATGGGGCCGGCGGTGCGCCGGCAGTAGTCCGCCAGCAGCAGCGCGTCCGCGATCGCGTGCGTGACGGTGATGCGGGGGAACAGTTGCTGCGCCCGCCGCTTCGAGATGTTCTTGCGCTCGGTCTGGGTTGCGCCCTTCGGGTAGGTGACGCCGAGCAGCTTCTGCCAGCGCTGCGGGGGGACGGTGTCGAACGGCACCTGGCCGGCGGCCAGCGCCATCAGCACCGCGCCGTAGTTCCGGCCGTAGTTGAACATGCCCGACGCGCCCTGCCGGCCGATGCCCCCGTGCACGCGCTCGACCACCGCGCGCGCCATCCAGCCCTCCGCCGGCCACTTCGTCAGCATGCCGAGCAGGTCCTGGTCGGTGTCGGGCATCTTCACCACCCACACCACCAGGCCCTTCGCGTCGAGCAGCGCGATGCCGCCTGACGCGCCGGGGTCGATCCCAATGAATAACTGCATAGGGTGCCTCATTGTTGCTAAGAATGCTTCCGGCGTCTAGGAGATTCTGCCGGCGGATCGTCCGGGAGCGGTTGCTGGTCGGGGGCCGGCGTGAAGGTGGTGGTGTCGCGGTCCAGGGAGAGCATGATCGTGCCGGTCGGGCCGTTGCGCTGCTTCTCGAGAATGAACTCGGTGGGCCCGCCCTCGCGGTGGTTCTTCCGGTGCAGGAACCCGACTATGTCGGCATGCTGCTCGAGCGCGCCGCTGTCGCGCAGGTCCTGCAGCTTGGGCCTGGGGTCGACGCGCTGCGTGCCCAGGCGGTTCAGCTGCGAGAGCAGGAGCACCGGGCAGGCGAGCTCGTCGGCCAGGGTCTTCAGCCGCATGACAATGTCCTCGAGCTCGGCGTTGCGGTTGCCGCTGCGCTCGAGGGTGCCGGGCATCAGCTGCGCGTAGTCGACGATCACCAGGTCGAGCCCGCCCTCGCCCTTCAGCCGCCGGCACGCGCCGCGAATGTCCCAGGCGGTCTGGCCGCCGCGGTCGTCGATCTCGATCGCCAGGTTCGCCATGGTCCCCATCGCGAGGGACATGGTCTTGACGTCGAGCTCCCCGAGCGCGCCGTTCAGGATGCGCGTCAGCGGCACGCCCGACAGCTGCGACAGGATCCGATACTCGATCTGCCGCCGGCGCATCTCGAGGGAGAAGAGCGCGATCCGGGTCGCCGCGCCGTCTTTGCGGAACGTCTGCGCCGCGAGCACCGCGCTGTTGACGACGAAGGTGGTCTTGCCGATCGACGGCCGCGCCGCGATGATCACCAGGTCGCCGGCCTGCCAGCCCAGGGTGAGCTCGTCGATCGCCTCGTAGCCGCTCGGGATGCCGGTCACCTCGCCGCGGTGGTTCATGCGCCAGTCGAGATCTTCGGTGAGCTCGCCCAGGCTGGAGCTCACCGAGCGCATGCGGCCCTCGACGTGGCCGGCCTGCAGGTCCATCAGCCGGCGGTCAGCGTCCTGGAGGATCTGGGTCGCGGTGTGCGTGCCGCCGGCGACCAGGTCGATCGTGCGCCGAGCATCACCGACCACCGCGCGCTTCGCCTGCAGGTCGCGCAGGATGCCGGCGTAGTAGGCGACGTTGCTCGACCGCGGCACGCCGTCGGTCAGCGCCGAGAGGTAGCTCGGGCCGCCCACGTCGTCCAGCTTGCCGCGGCGCTCGAGCTCCGCCTTCAGCGTCAGGAAGTCCACCTCCACCTGGCGCTCGCGCACGGTGGCGATCGCGTCGTAGAGCAGCTGGTGCGCCCGCCGGAAGTAGCTCGAGCTCCGCAGGTGATCGCAGACGTAGTCGGCAGCGTGCCGGGAGAGCAGCGCCGCGCCCAGGGTGGCGCGCTCGGCCTCGAGGGAGTGCGGCAGGATGAACGTCTCGGGGTCGACGCTCGTCGGCCGTGGCAGCGTGGCGGCGGCCTTCACGCGCGCATCTCCCGCGCACGCACCCGCGTGTGCTCCTGGTCTGATCGGCAGGGCGGATCGTGCCGGCAGTCCGCGACCGTCGCGCCGGGGTCCTCGAAGGGGATCTGCAGGTCGTCGGCGAACACGTTGACGTCGCGCGCGAAGATTCGGAACGAGTGCCGCACCTCGGCGTAGAACGGGTTGGGCGATCGCAGGTAGCGATCGACGCGCGCGAACACCTCCTCGGGCTCCAGCTTCGCGAGCAGGCGCTTCGCCGCCGGCGTGTCCTCGCGCATGTTCCACACGTAAGCGAACCGCCGGCCGCCGGTGCGAGCGTAGCGGGCGGTCCAGGCCTCGTCGAACGCTTCGTAGACGCGCTTCAGGCTCTTACCGATGCCGGCGTGGCCGCCGATGATCAGCCGCATCTCGTCGAGCGCGCGCAGTTGCTTCTCGTGCAGGTCGATCAGAGCGTCCACCAGCTTGGTCAATGCAGCAATATTCACTTTCGGATCAGCCATCTCTGCACCCCTGTAGTTGTTGATAAGAACTGTATTTGGTTTTGAACTTCAACAGCCGGTTGCCAGAGCGAACGAGGCAGAGCTCCCCCTTACGTGAAGGGAGAGCCGCCAACAAACGATTCAGCCGTATAGCCGTCGCTCGTGGCCCCAGGCGCGCGTGACGTCACGCACCCGAGTGGGTCTGCTCTTTCGGCCAGCTGACGCACGCCGGCCCCTGCCAGGTCGCAGACCTTCGCTCCAGACCTTCGCCGGCGTGGCACTCCCAGTGCCGGCAGTTCACCCGCGCGCCCCGGTGGTTTGAGCCGTCGCTCGCGCGAGCTCGCCGCCGCCCGGTGGTGGAGTTTTGTGGAGTTGTTGCTGGGAAGGGCCCGGTGTAGAATCGCCACCGGAACGCCGTCCCCGTGACTTCACCACGGGCTGCGGTCTTGAGCCGGCTCGGGGGGTTGCATCCCTGGCCGGCTCTCTTTCTGTCGGGCGGATCCTACGTCCGTCCGCTCTCCGATCTCAACACCACAAGATGTGGGGTAGGACGATCACCGACGCTGGCGCTGCTTCGCCATGTCGATCATGTCGCTCGCCTGGCCGCTGTTGATGCTCGGCGAGAACGGCACCCGCATCCGGCGCAGCATGCTGATCTGCCCAGGCGAGGCCGGGCGGCTGCGCCAGGGGGCCTCCCTGGACCGTAGCCGTGCGACCGTGCGCCGGTCAGAGCTCACCCACGCCTCCGCCGCCTGGAGCGCCGTAGCGGCGTCCTGGAGCCCGTTGGCGAGGGTGCGCTGGCGGACCGTCCAGGTCAGGCCGCCGGGGTCCTTCTCGCGCATGGTCAGGGCGATCTCAAACTTGCCGAGCAGGTCCGGCCCCACCTCGATCGTCTCGTAGCACCCCTCGCCCCAGGGATAGGTCAGCTTGAAGCGGTCGGTCCCCTGCTTGATCCAGTTCAGGCTGACCACCGCCTCGAGCGCGCCCAGGCTCGGGATCTTCCAGATATCGAACGTGGTCGCGCGGGCCTGCAGCTGCGCCAGCGTCAGCCGGCCGGAGCGCAGGAGCTCCTCGACGTCGATGGTTGGGTGCTGTTCCTTGAAGGCCTGGAGCTCCGACTCCACCTGGTCGAGGCTCTCGCCGTTGGCGACGATGCCGGGCGGCAGGCCGTAGAGCACCGGCGCGGTCTGCAGCGAGTGCTTCTTCGCGACGTCGACCAGGTCGATCACCAGGCAGTCCTGCTTGCCGTCGAACAGCCGGAGCCCGCGGCCGGTCATCTGCTCGTAGAGGGTTGCGCTCTTGGTCGGCTTCAGGTGCAGGATGCAGCCGGTTTCCGGCAGGTCGGTGCCCTCGGTCAGCACCATGCAGTTGGCGAGCAGGCGCACGCGCTTGTTGCGGTAGGCCTCGAGCGCTGCGCGCCGCTCCGGCTTTGGCGTCTCGCCGCTGATCGCGAGCGCCGGCGTGCCGGCCGCCTGGAACGCATCGGCCACCGCGTGCGCGTGCGCGACGTCGACGGTGAACGCCAGGGTCTGCCGGTCCTCGCCGTGGTCGCGCCAGGCCGCCACCGCCAGGTCGTTGCGGCGCGCCTGGTTGACCGCCGCGGCCAGCTGCTTCTGGTTGAAGTCGCCGGCGGTGATGCCGACGTCGTCCAGGCTGACGTTCGACTCGACGACCCAGGGGACGATCGGCACGAGCCAGCCATCGTCGATCGCCTGCTTCAGGGCGTAGCTGTAGGCGATGCTCTGGAACACGCAGCCCAGGCCGATCGCATCGGAGCGCGCCGGCGTGGCGGTGAACCCGACGAGCACCCGGTCCTGGGGCGCGCGCTTGTCCCAGGCCCCCAGGTGCTGTTGCATCAGCGCCACGTCGTCGTAGTCCGGCGCTTCGATGTTGTCCTCCTCGCTGGCGTCGTCTGCCGGCAGGAAGCCCAGGTGCACGAGCGCGGTGCGGTAGCTCGCGGCCGCGGCGTGGTGCGCCTCGTCGACGATCACCAGGCGGAACGTGTGGTCGCGCATCAGCCGCAACAGCCGGCTGAACGGCCGGCCGCCACTGCGCGCCGACAGCGTCTGGATCGACGCGACGATGATGTTCGCGGCGCGCGAGGCGTAGCTGTCCGCCATCTCAATGTCGACGACCAGCTTGGGGTTCGCGGCCTGCAGCTTCGCGGCCGCCTGGGTGAGGAGCTCCTCGCGGTGGGCGATCACCAGCATGAACGCCCCGCGCTGCGGGAACGCCGCGAGCCGACTCGAGATCTCCGGGAAGCGCGGCATCGCCGCGAACGTCACCGTCTTGCCCGTGCCGGTCGGCGATTTGATCAGGACCCGGTTGGTGCCGGTGGTCCAGCTGTTCGCGATCGCCTGCAGCTGGTCGCCCTGGTAGGGGCGCAGCGTCGGCGCACTAGCATTGGGCGTCAGCATGGCGGGCCTCCTGCTCGAGCTCCGGGATCGTGGCGTAGGTGACGTCGGCAGCGTTCAGGCAGAGCAGCGGCCGGCCCGTCAGCCGCTTGCGCGACCAGAGGAACCAGGCCGTCGTGACGCTGTCGCTCTTGCCGTTGCCGGTGAACGAGTAGCGCGGGAGCACGAGCAGGCGCGACAGCGGGTGCGCCTCGAGCCAGGGGCCCCGCGGGTGCCGGGTGTCGGTCGGCTCGAGGAACGTCAAGCGCAGCATCAGCGCCACGCCCACCTTCGCGTGGGTCACCGCATGCTGCACGATCTCCAGGCACGTCGGCATCTCGAAGGGCGTGTTGCTGACCGCCCAGTCGAACGGCGCGGCCTGCTCCCAGAAGGCGCGGCCGGTGGCGTCCATATGCTGCTGCGCCGGCGTGCTGGGGTCGATATCGTTGGTGCGCACCTCGATGCCTGGGCGCTCGAGGAGGAGCACCCGAGCGATCGAGTTGTCGCCCGAGCACGGCTCGACCACGCGCCCGCTGATCTCGGGGACGTGGGCAAGCAGCGCGCGGGTCTGCCAGGGGTTGGTGTCGTAGCGATCGAGCGGTCGTCGGTCGGTCGTCATCACACCACCTTCGTTTCTTTGCGGTAGCGGACACCGGGCCAGCGGTTGATGCGATCGCCCAGGTCCTTCGCGTAGCCGTTCAGCTTCGACGTGTCGATGCGCAGCAGGTCCGTCGGGATCCCGTGGTTGCCGGAGAGGATGGCGGCGACCAGGGCCTGCTCGTCGACCAGGTCCCCGTAGTGGTAGCTGCGGTCCTGCGCGCCGGGGGCCCTGGTGACCTGTGGCGCGACGTAGGGGACCGGGTCGACCTGCACCGGCCGGGCCTTCGCCGCGACCGCCTGGCGGCGAATGGCGGCCGCCTCCTGGGCCCCCTTGATGGCGGCCTGGATCTTCGCCAGCTTCAGCAGGCGCGTCGAGCTCTTGGCCGGGTCGGGGAATCCGGCCTGCCGGGCGGCGCGGAGCCCGTCGCCGTGGCCGGCGATCTGCTCGACGAAGACCTGCTCGCGGCCGGAGAGCTCGCCGGCGGCCTCCTCGCGCTTGACCGCCTCGGCCTCCATGCGCTCGAGCTCCAGGCGCTGCCGCTCTTCGGCGTCCCGGCGGGCCTGCTCTTCGCGCCGGCGGTTCTCCTCTTCGGCGCGGCGCTTCTCCGCCTGGACGTAGCTGTTGTGGTTCGCGTTGCCCAGGCGCGCGGCCTCCTCGAGCGCGTCGGTCGCCTTCGCGCGGCGCGCGGTCATGCGGCGGTGGAACCCGGAGATCACCGCGGTGATCTTCCAGTGGTCCTCCACCTCGCGCTTGTCCTCGTTCGCGGTTCTGATCTCGCGCTGCAGCTGCTCGTCCGCCTCCATCGACGTCGGCACCGGCATCGCGCGGAACCGATCGCGTGTCGCGAGCGCGCGGTGCTCCAGCGTGCGCGCGGTGGTGAAGAACGCCGACACGCTCTTCAGGAACCCGATCACGGTCTGGCCGGCCGCGAGCACCGTCTGCTCGTCTTCGTCGCTCGACTGGTTGGTGAGCACGAGCTCGCCCTCGAGCACCGCCGCCTTCTCCTTCGACTGTCGCTTCGCCATGGTTTCTACCTCCGCAGGCGTGGCCTGCACGTCTGATTGATTGCCGACCGGCGCTCGCGCTCGCAGCGCCGGCACACTGGACCCATGCAGCCCCGGCAGAGGAGCCGGTCCTGCTGATAGCCGTCACAATGGCTACACTCGAGTGCCGGCGAGCCCGTCGCCTCGCGGCCCGCCACGCAGAGGTAACAGGAGCATGTCGCTCCGTCGTGGCCCGCCGGCACCCACCCCACTACTTGGCCGCCTTCCGGTGGCGCTTCAGCGCCGCGGCCGGGTCGATGCCCCGGCGCAGCTTCGTCGCCAGGGCGGTCTGCGCTGCCCGACGTCGGGACACGCCGACGGCGCTCTCGCGCTGCCGCATCAGCACCGCGGTGACCGCCGGCGGCAGCACCAGCTGAATGCCGCCCTGGGAGTCGATGCGCTGCACGAGCACCTCCTCCTTCGCGCCGTCGCGGAACGTGTCGATCACCCACGTCTGCACGTTGCCGTAGAAGTCGGCGGTCTGCACCGTCGACGTCCGGCGGATCGCGCCGGGGTTGTCGGAGAGCTCGCGCAGCCGGCGCGAGAACTGGTCGGTCGGGAGCAGGGTGTCGCTCATGGTTACTTGCCCCCCGCGAACGCATCCGCGCCGATCTTGGCCTTGCGGGCGACGACGATCACCGGGACGATCTCCGCCGCGGTGTAGGTCAGCCGGTAGTGCTCCTCGGCCGGCCGGTAGCTGTAGTCCATGGTGTGGGTCAGACCGACGTGCGCCAGGCGGCGAGCGGCGGCGGCGAGCGGCGCGCTGCCGTGCCAGCTGATCACGTCCTGGGACTCGACGACCTTGCCGGAGACGAGGAAGGTCTTGCGCTCCGAGCGGAGCAGCGCGTGGGTGTAGGGGCCGAACTTGCCCTCGCCGTCGACGTGCCGCGAAGCGCTCGAGCGCGTGCCGACGACGATGCCATCCTTGACTGCCGCGAAGTGGGTGCTTGCCATTTTCAGTTTGTCCTCTCGTTGCCGCCCAGGGGTCGCGCCCCGGTGCGTTGAAGTAGCCGACCGACGAGAAAGAGCTTACGCCGAGACGGCAGTTGTTGTCAACAACGACCTACCGGCGGCCCTGGCCGAGCAGGTCCTCGAAGAACTCCGCCGGGAGCTCGGAGCGTTCGACCGCGAGCGTGAGCAGCGCCGCGAGCTCCACCTCGGAGAGATGCACCTCGGAGTGGTTGCCGCGCGCGTCGAAGAGCTCGCGCGCCAGGTGCCGGCCGATCGTGACTGCCTTGTGCGAGCACGCCATCACAGGCACCTCGCCGACATAGCCTGCGCGTGCGCCGCGACGTTCAGGAGCTCGGCGCGGCGGGCCCACTCGAGCAGCGGCCGCGACCACCACCGCGGGCCGACCAGGCCGTAGGCGTAGTGCGTGGGGGGCACCACGTCCTTGCTCGGCGCGAACGACCAGCGCTCGCCCTTCCCGATGCGGCGCTGCTCGACGACACCGAAGCCGGGGGCGTGGGTCCACATGCGGAGGCCGGTGCCCTCGACGTAGGAGGGCGCGCCCTTCATGGCGTCCAGGAGCTCGAAGAGTCGCTCGTCAGTCATTGCAGGTCACCTCGTCGCGGATCTCGCGGATGCTGAACTTGTGGGTGAAGCGGTGGCCGATGCGGTCCTCGACGGCCACGTAGGCGTCCAGGAGCTCGGGGTTGTGCTTGGCGGCGATCAGCAGGTCGGGCTTCGAGCCCAGGACACAGAAGCAGCAGGACAGCCGGGACATGCCGAGCGCGTAGGCCGGGTGGCTCTCGAGGCCGCGGCCGTTGATGCGGGCCCACACCTCGTCGAGCGTCCACGTGAAGATGGGCAACCAGGTGTCGACGTGGCGCAGGCCGTTCGACGCGCGGCGGTTGAACTTGAACGGCTCCTTCTTCGCGCGCTTCGGAGACTCCTGGGCGCGGATGCCCAGGCAGTCGAGGATGCGGACCTGGCGGCCGCCGGCGCGCTCGTCGACCAGGCGCGTGAACAGCTTGTGCACCTGCGACGTTTTGTGATCGCTCGTGCAGTAGCGCGCCTGGCTGTCGGGCCACATGCCCTTCGCCTCGACGTGGGCGAGCAGGTCCTGCGTCCGTCCGACCACCTCGAAGCGCAGGCCGTAACGCTTCGCCTGGCGCTCGGCGAGCTCGCGCGTGCCGGCCCATTCCATCCGGCCCAGGTCCGCGTGCACCACGAGCACGCGGTCGAGCACCTGCTGCGCGGTCGCCATCTCCACGATCGTGTCGAGCATCGCCAGGCTGTCCTTGCCGGCGCTCGAGTTGATCACGATCCAGTCGTAGCTGCGAAGGTCCATGCTGTCTGTCTCCCGGTCATCGGCCCAGGGGTCGCGCCCCGGTGCCGAGATAGATACTACGCACGCCGAGACTTCTTGTCAACAATGGCATGCTTCTGCTCGACGAGCACGGTCGCTCGAGCCAGGCAGGCCGCCTCCCCGTGCGGGTCTGCGTCGGGGATGGCTCGAGCGCGATCGGCGTCCGTCATGGTGACGGTGACCGAGCAGCAGCTGCGCCTGGTGATCGGGTCGGGGAAGTGGCGCACCTTGAACGAGACGCCGTCGGGGAGCCGCTCCACCATGAAGCGGTCCCCCTCCTCGCGGTAGCCCTTCAATGGAACACCCCGCCGTCGGCGAGGCGCTGAACCGTGCGGCTGATCGCGATCTGCGCCTTCTGCAGGTCGAGCGCCGGCGGACCGATCTCGAGCTCGCGGTGCTTCTTGAAGAACCGGAACAGGCCCATCAGCGGCCACCTGCTCGAGCGCCGGTGCATCGCCTCCTGGCGGTGCTTGCGTCGACGACGGACTCGGCTCATACCAACCCCCGATCAGCAATGAACCCAGGCACGCGCTGCCACACCTCGAGCGGTTGGTGCGCGCTCTTCACCGCGTAGTAGATCGTGCCGTCGGACAGCTGGAGCTCCGCCACCTCGGTCCAGATCTCCATACCTGGGAGCGTCTGCTCTGGTTCGATCACACCGTCGCGCGCCACCAGGCGCGACCTGGGAGGGATCGCGAATCGGATCGCGCGGCGGTGCTGGATGAAGTCGTCCGGCACCGGCACCGTGCCCAGGCGGATCGCCGGCTCGCAGCAGCAATGAACAGCCAGGCGCATCATGCTTCCCCCTTCGACAGCGGACGCTCCCGATACCCGTGCCCCTTCACGTGCACCAGGTCGCCGTCGGTGATCTTCTTGTGACACTGCGCGCAGGCGTGGTCTTTGTTCTTCGCCAGGGCCGAGTCGTTGCGCCCGCGCTGCCCGTTGCCCGCCAGGCGGTGGTGCACGTGGAACCCGCGCCGGCGGCAGCGCGTGCCCTTCACCTCGATCTCGCAGCGGCCACCGCTCCGCTCGCGCACCTTGTCGCTCTCCTCCTCGTCGCGGGTCTTGCGCGCGGTCTTCGCTTTCTTGATCACCTTCACGTGCCTGGGGCCCTTCTTGATAGCCCCAGGGATCTGGTCGAGGAACGAGTAGTCCATGGTCCCCTCAGCAGCAGGCGCGGATGATCTCGCGCGCCCTGGTGAAGTCGGCCGGGTCCTTGTGCTCGCGCACCTTGAACCGGCCGTTGGGTTTCAGGTAGACGCAGAGCCGCTGCTGGAGCTCCGCGGGAACCTGCAGCTTGTGCTCGAGCGCGATCGCCTGGAGCGCCGTCTGGATCGGGTGGCTCTTCGCTTCGTCGCCGCTCTTGATCTCCAGCGGTCCGACCAGGCCCTGATCGCTGACGACGCGATCGGGGCGGTTGCCGAAGCGATGCACCGGGCAGACGATCGGCTCCTCGACCGCGAGCACCTCGACGCCGAGCAGCGCCATGCAGGCGACGTGCGCGAGCAGGTAGCCCTTGTGCTCGGACGTCACCGAGCTCGGGTTCTCGATCGCGCCCAGGTCGTAGTCGGCGGTGAGCGTGTGGACGATCGTGCCGCGCTCGCTCGACTCCTCGGTGAACCACTCATCGTCGATCCAGCCGGTGCGCGTCAGCATGCCGGTCACGTGCGGGAACACGTAACCGGTGCCGAGCTCGGTGTAGGAGTGCGCGGCGACGTCGAAGCGGAAGTGGATCACGCGCGGCCCTTCGGCAGCGAGCCCTGGGCCTCGACCGCCCGGCACACCTGGTCGTATTCCGACCGCTTCACCTGGCCGGTGTTGTCGTAGCCGTAGCCGCGCTTGAGCCATGCGAGCACCTCCTGCTCGTCGCGTCCGGAGTTGTAGATCAGCGTGTTGAGCCTGGCGCGCTGCGGGGCGGTGATCGCCTCGCCGGCCTGGGCGTGGGTGCCGGCGTCCGGCGCAGGCCTGGGGGCCTCACGCTTGGGAGGGGCCTGCCGGGGCCGCTCCGGCTCGCTGGGGCCACGCACCCAGTCGGCCGAGCCTTCCCCCTGGTAGTCGTCCTCGACGCGCCCTGTGCCCTTCTCGAAGGGCAGCGGTGGGTCCTGGGGACGACGCCACTCGGTCGCCATGTAGTAGCCCTCGCCGTCGCGCTTCTTCTTCCGGACCTTCACCGGGATCGCGTGGGTCGCCTGCCAGGTCCGGGTCCACTCTCCGTCCCAGAGCTCGAGCCCGACACCCAGGCGCTTGGCGCAGCGGCGCAGGCCGGACGCCACGGTGCTCTCGAGCGCATCGCCGTAGGTCTGGCCGCGGTTGCTGGCGAAGAAGTCCTGCTCGCCCTTCGCGGTCGCCACCGGCTGGCGGTGAACGAACAGCACGTAGGGCACGACGACCGAGTTGTTGGCGAGTTGCGCCTTGCCGATCGGCGCGATGGTCCAGGCGCAGCGCCCGAAGGCGCGATTGAACCACCGGGTGTATTCGATGTGCGGCAGGTAGACCACGCCGTCGGGTCGGATGCGGACCTTGGCCGGGTCGACCGGCTCGGCGAGGATCGCCTCCTCCTTCTCGGTCAGCTTGAGCTCCACCAGGCCGAGCTCGCCGAGCATCTCGTCGTCGGATCCGATGCGGCGCTCGAGCTCCGGCACCACCTGCGCCTGCACCTCGCGCACCTGGGGCTGACGCACCAGGGCGGCCTTCCGCTTCGCCGGCATGCGCTTCTGCGCACGCCGAGGCGTGCCTCGCGTTTTCTTTTTTGCCATTGGGTCCTGTAGGATGGGTGCTTCTCAGGCCGCCATCCGGAATGCAGCGTCGGGCCCTTCACGGGGTCCGGCGCTGCGGGTTACTCTCGCTCGAGATACACCGCGGTGGCCTCTTCCCCCAGCGCCATGTATTCGATCACGTCCGCGTCACTGACCACCTTCGGCTTGCGCTTCTTCACCTGCCGATAGAGGCGCGCGAGCTCCACGCGCTTGCGCTCGAAGGCCTGGCCGCCGGTCTTGGTCAGCACCCCCTGCACCCGCACGCCGTTCTCTTTGCCCCGGAAGATTGAGGCCCGTCCGATCTGTGTCTTCGCCATGGCGCAATCTTACTAAGAACGCGCGACGATCGCTTGCGGTCCGATCTTCCCGCCGGCGCGGCGCTCGGCCTCGGCGAAGAGCGCCTGCTGGATCTCGAGCATCACGTCCGCCGGCAGGCCGTCGGCGATCGCTTTCACGACCGCGGCGACTCCGCCGCGCAGGGTGATGTTCACCTCGAGCTCGCTCTCGCCCAGGGTGTCCGTCTCGCTGAGGATCACCCGGATCGGTTTGGTGGCTTCCTGGGGGTCGCCGTCGTGCAGGCGTCCCATGTTGCCGCGGTTTTTCTCAGGCATGCGGTTTCTCCTTGAACGGGTCCGCGGCGATCAGGTCGCACCCACAGTCTGGGCACACCTCTCCGACCCGCGCCTGGATCCCGCAGCGGGGGCAGTGCCCGGTCATCTTCTGGCCGGAGAACTTGCCCTTGATGTTGAGTGAGTAGTAGCGCCCGACCGAGGGAGCGTTCTTCAGGTCGAGCGCCTGGTCGGCGGTGACGCCGGCGTAGTGGTAGATCACGCCGTTGGCGAACTCAATGGCGAGCACGTGCTTGTCGTCGTCGTAACCGACGGCGGCAATATTACTGCTCGAGACGGGGAACGTGGGAATGCGGTAGACGCCGTCGTCCGTCGGGGTGTCGGCCATGGGGATCTCCTGCGATCAGGCTAACCCCCACGGCCGTTGTTGTCAACAAGTCCGGACAGCGTCGAGCCGCTCGCGGAGCTCGGCGAACTCGTCCCGCACCTCCTGCTGCAGGGCCAGGTCGTGCGCGTGTCGTTGGTGCGCGTCGTCCCTGGGTGACTGCCTCACCTCCGGGACCAGGTGCCGGCGGCGATCGTCGCTCCGCTCGCGCACCCTGAGTGGTTCCACAGCTTCAGTGTCCCGGATGAAAAATCGCAGCATGGCACGCAGTCCTTCAAACCGCATGCCGCTTTGCGATCTCCACAGTCGCGTCCACCGAGTGCTTGACGAGGGCGCGACCTTCGAGCACGAGCTCCCGCCAGCCCTCGGCTCGAGCCTCTGAGGCGTCCAGCTGCGCTCGAAAATCACTACGGGCCGTCTCGAGTTGGGTCCGGAAGGAAGTGCGCGCCTCGTCCAGCTGGGATCGGAAGTCGGTTCTGAGCTCCTCCAGTTGCTTGACATAGGTCTGCTTACAGTCCTCGAGTTGGTAAAACCAGCACCACACTTTCTGCCGGCCGGCGACCAGCGCGAAGAGCGCCACGCCTCCATACACTGCGTCCTTGACGGTGAAGGTCCCCCAGTCCATCGTCAGGCCTTCCGGATCTTCCACTTCTCCCAGCCTCCACCCACCGCCGGCCGCGACGTCAGGTTGAACCGCTGGTGCGTCTGGGTCGGTCCGCCGCCCTCGGCGCAGAGCACCATGCCGTTGCCTTCGTCCGCCCGCAGCGAGATGTTGCTGTCGTCCTTCAGCGTCGTCGCGAGCTCGGCGTGCACCGGCTTGAGCGCTGCGTCGATCATTGCCTTGACCTGGTCCTCAGTCATACCACCCTCGCCTCCTCCACCCCCTCCGGTGTCGGTGCCTCCCTCGCACGGGCGCGCTTCGTATGGTCCCCCGCCTTTATCTGTCCAGGCCCAAACAAACGAGCCCGGCGTGGGGCCGTTGGCGATCACCTGGATCTCGTGCGTATACCAGGCATTCCCGTCGACGACCACCGGCGACGTCGTCGGCAACCAGATGCGCCCCCGCGGGTCGGTGGTCCCGCTCGAGCACATGCAGGTGATGCCGTAGAACGGCGCGTTGGGCGGCTGGATTTCACCGGGCCGCGGGTTCGTCCCCATGCCCTGCGCGATCAGCCCGCGGAGCACGTCCTTGTAGTCGTCTGCCGGCGAGCCCTCCGGCCGCTTGATCATGTCCGCGAAGAAGTAAGCCTGCGGGTCCGCGAGGCGTCCGTTCACACACCCTGTGCTCATATCAGCGTCCGTTCTTTGGTGGTGGGCCCGCGACCACGGCCCAGGGGTTTGTCGTCTCGCCTTCCATCAGCGCCATGGTCCCGAGGATCGAGCGCATCACCTGGCCGCTCGGCAGGTGCATCAACGCGCCGACGACCTCCGCGGTGGCGCGCACCGCCGGCACGTCCACTTCGCCCTGCACGTATTGTGTGCCGGCTCTCGAGAGCGACGAGAAGAACCGTGCGCCGGCCGGGCCCTCGTAGCCCTGCGTGCCCTGGAACACCGACGACACCTCGCGCACGCCGAGCATGGTGCCCGAGATGTAGCTCAGGTTCTCGACGAGCAGGTGCTTCGCCAGCTTCTCCGGATCGTCGTCGTCGTCGTGCGTCTTGCGGAACATCTGCCGCATGAAGTAGCCGAGCGTGGCCGGGATCAGGAAGAGCAGCGCGTAGTCGACGATCGCGCGCCCGACCGCGGCGGGGTCGGCGTCCTTCTGCGTGCGGCGCTTCGTCTCCGCCGCCTGGTTGTAGAGCACGTTGAAGAACGAGTAGAAGTTGGTCCACAGCTTCAGCATCGGCCCGCCGCGCTGGATGCCGGCCAGGTCTTTGATCTGCCCACCGCCCTGGCTGTCGAGCACCGCCTGGTCGGCGAGCTCCACCGCGCGCTGCTCGCTGACGCCGGCGGCCATCTGCTTCTCATACATGCCGAGCCAGGTCGGAATGTCGGCCACCGTCTGCATCGCCGCGATCAGCGAGAAGTAGCTGTCGGCGATCGCGTGCCGGGTGATCGGACTCTGCACGTCGTCGAGCACCTGGTCGACCCAGCCCGTGAGACGCCCCGAGCCCATGCCGAGCGAGTTGCGGATCTCGTTGATCTCGCGCTGCTGCGTCAGCCCGCGCGTTGCCATGAACTCCGAGCGCTCGCGCACCCACTTCACCGTCTCGACCATCGCGGTCGGGTTGCGGATCCAGCGGCCGACTCCCTTGCCGACCCAGCCCACGCCGATGCGGTGCATGGAGTTGAACAGGCCGAGCGGCTGCAGCGCCGACGTCACAAAATTCCAGCCCAGGCCGACCACCGTCGACCCGACGCGAATGTGATTGATCACGCGCTCGAAGGCCCCGGTCGCCGGCACGTCGCCGAACGCCACGTCGCGGATCGTGTTGCGGATCTGCTTGAAGAGAATGTCGCCGTGGGCCGCGATGATCGCCTGCGACACCTCCGGGTGGCCGAGGATGCGCGAGACGTCGACGAGCGCCTCGTGGTGCGTCAGGTCGTGGATCACCTGGCCGACGTGCTCGAAGATAACGCCGAAGTCGTGACGCACCGGCAGGCTCGTGATCTCGACGCGCCCTTTGGTGTGCCCGCGCTGCGTCGTCGCTTGGGTGTAGGCGGCGCTCTTCGCGAGCTCCGCGGTGTTCAGGTCCAGCTGCTGGATCGCTTTGGCGTTCAGCCGGTCGTCATACTTCAGCGGGAAGTAGCCGCCGCGCTGCACGCCGTTGGGTGTCTCCCAGGCGATCGCGGCGACCTTCTCCGGCGCGAGCCCGGTCACCCGTCGCTGCTTCGCGGCGATCTGCTCCCAGTAGCTGTTGATGTGATCGACCACGCCCTGGACGAACACGAGCTCCTTGCGCGACAGCGTCTCGACGATCGCGCGCAGCTGGTCCTCGCTCCAGCCCTCGGCGCGCATCATGCGCTCGCGGTTGCCCTCGCTGCCGTAGTTCATCGCGACGATCAGGCGCTGCATCAGCGAGAGCTCTTGCTTGATCGCCGGCACCTCCGTCTTCTCATAGAGCCGAGACTTCTGCGCTCCAGGGAAGGCGGCCTCGACCAGGTCGTGCAGCTGGCGCGTGGCCTGCGCATTCATCGACGCCTCGCGCGCGCCGGCCTGGTTGAGCGGCAGCATGATCGCTTCCCACATGGGGCCGCCATCTTCCCAGCCGTCGAACTCGCGCAGGATGTTGGCGAGCTTGCGGTGGCTCGCGAAGAAGTCCGACACCAGGCGGCGCTGCTCCTCCTCCGGCCGGCGATCGCGCTCGCCCTTCCGCGGCGGCTTGCCGGCGTTGTCGTTGATCGACGTCACCAGGCGCTGCACCAGCTTCTGCAGGTCGCGGGTCTTCTTGTTCTGCAGCAGCTTGTTCTTCACCCGCGAGAGGTGAACGATCTGCTGCAGGCCGTCGGTGACGTCGACGAGCTCCTGGTAGGTGAGCTCCGCGTAGTTGGCGCGCAGCGCTTCGTTGAGCAGCGCCTCCGGCAGGTCCGCCGGCAGACCCTGCGACTGCAGCCCCTCGACCCAGTTGATCAGAGACGCGCGGCGCTTGCGCTCGGTGCCGGTGATCGGCGTGAACTCGAAGCGCTCGAGGATGGCTTCGACCTGCTCGAGGTAGCTGCCGCCGGCCTTGCCGAGCCGCTCGCGCGCCGCGGTCTTGGAGAGCGCCCGCGCCCGCTTCACCCGCGCCTCGACGTCGCGCTTGATCCGGGTGGCCTCGCGGAAGAGCGCCAGGTTCAGGAGCTCCTGGTGCTTCGCCGCGATCGCGCCCTCGAGATCTTGCCGCGCAGCTTTCTCCGCCGCGATCGTCGAGCTCTTACGCGCCGCCGACCAGAACACCTGCGGGTTGACGTTGCGCACCACGGTGCCCTGCAGCCGGGTCTTGGCCGCCAGGCGGAACGTGTCGTCGTCGGGGATTGCGCCGCGCATGCGCTTGGCCGCACCGCGGATCGACGCCTTCAGCGCCGAGAGCTCCGCCTGGATCGCGTCGATGATCTCCTGCGCCTTGCCGGCGGCGATCGCGTTCGCCAGCTTCTGCTCCGCCTCGAGGTAGCGGCGCTCGTAGGCGCGCTCCTTCCGCTCCTGGGCCAGGGCCTCGCGGCCGGCCTGCTCGGCGACCCGGACGTGCGGACGCACCAGGCGCTGCCGGTGGTGCAGCGCGGCGAGCTCCGCCTTGATCACCTTCTCGCGCGCATCGCCCATCGACTCCTGGGCGGCCTCGAGCAGCTGCGCGCGGTCCTGCATCAGCGACGGATACTCCGCCTCCATCCGGCGCTTCGTCTCCTCGAGCACCACCTGCCGGCGCGGCGGCGCGTCGGTGATGGCGGCCAGGAGCTCGTCGCCGGACCCGTAGCCGTAGCGCTGCGCGACCGCGTCAGGGTCGACGCCTCCGCCTTCCTTCGCGAGCACGCCGCGGGGCGCAGCCTTCAGCCGCTCGATGCCGTAGCGCGCGGTGATGATCGTGCGCGACAGCTTGATCGGCTCGTCGACGTTGGCGACCGGTGAGCCGTCCGGCTCGGTGCCTTTCTGCATCAGCGCCAGGGCGCGGTAGACCGGGCGCTGGTTCACCTCCTGCGCCACCTGCTCGAGCACCTGGGTCTGCTTCTCCTTGTAGGCCCTGGTCTGCTCGCGTTTGAGCTCCGCCATGAGGCGCTGCTCGAGCTTCTCGCGCTCCTCCAGGCCGGCGTCGAGCACCAGCGCCTGGTAGGGCATGAACTCCGCATCGCTCATGCCGGCGGCCGCGGCATCGGTGAACAGCGGCACGAGGTTGCCGACCGCGTGCACCTCGGCGATCGCCTCCTCGGTCGCGAGCATCCGATCGAACACGCCGCGCACGTCGTCGTTGATCGTGACGTTCAGGTCGCGCGCCGATTTGTAAATGTCGAGGAGCCACAGCTTGAACGAATGGAACACCGCGCGCAGGCCCAGCGACGGCGCGGTGCCTTCTCGCATGTAGAGCTCGAAGCCGCGCGCGAACTGCTCGTGCTGGTAGCGCGTCATCCGGCCGCCGGGCTGCGCGGTCGCGTCCGGGGCCCACTGCCGGATCGTCTCCAGGTCGGCGGCGATCTCGGGGCTGTCGGCGGCCAGGTCCTCCATGATGCGGAGGAACATATGCGCGCCCTCGTGCACGATCGTCGACTCGTCCCAGCGCCCGTCGAAGAGCGTGATCGTCATCTGCCCGGTGTCTTTGGCGATGCGCAGCGAGCCACGTGGCCGGCCGTCGTCTTCGCCCTGGGCAGCGTCCGCCTGGAAGTAAGCCTGGCCGCCGAGCACCTGCGTCTTGAGCTCGGGCGTGATCGCGATCGCCGGCACGTCGACGGTCCGCGGTTCGCTCTTCGCCTTCTCCGCGTGGAGCTCCTCGTTGCGGCGGTCCGCCTGGCGCTGCGCCTCTTCGAACGACGAGAACATCTCGACCGGCGCGGGCACGATCTGCTGCGTGACAGGGTCGACCACCGGCGGCACGACGTCCTGCGTGCCGCGCATCAGCTGGTAGCCGATGCCGCCGGCGACGGCCGGGTTGGTCCGCTGCCGGACGCGCCAGCGCTCGGCCGTCGAGAGCACCGCCGTGGAGCGCCGCGGGATGGCGAGCGCCTCGACCTTGCCGGCGGCCTTCTTCACGATCTTGCCGGCCACCGCGGGCAGGTCTTTGTCGTAGAGCTTGCGCAGTCCGGTGCCGCCGATCTTCAACCCCTCGCCCTCGAGGCGGCCGCGCTCGTCGGCGAGGATCTTCTCGGTGAGCTCCTTGCCGATCACGTTCTCGAGCGGCGCGCCCTCCCACCGCGAAGTGTCGCTACTGAGCGAGCGGACGGTGCCGTTGGGATGCAGCGCGATGTGGATCTGACCGTCGTCCTTGCGCGTGAAGATGTTGACGTGCCGCTCGTCGCCGATCATCGACCAGGAGATGCGCTTCACCTCCTGCTCGATCGACGGATACAAGTCGATCTGCATCTGCCCGGTGGTCCAGGCGACGTGCGTGGCTCCGAGCTCCACCGCCTCGCGCAGCGCGTATTTGATCCCGAGCTCGCGCCAGTTCTTGAGGAAGAGCTCCGGCATGTGCGTCTGCTCTTCGGCCTGGGGCGGCTGGATCTCGTGGACGAAGAGCACCAGCTGCGTCTCGTCGCCGTGGGCGCGCGGGTCGATGCGGACGCGCCCGGCGATCTCGCGGGTCTGCGGACCGGAGTAGGCACGCAGGTCGTAGCGCAGCCGGACGATCGGGTTCTTGATCATCCAGTAGTCTTCGTGCCCGTCCTGCCAGGTGCGCTTGCTGGTGACGCGGACGAAGCTGGGATCGTTGACGATCTTCTGCAGCAGCGCCTGCGTTTCCCGCAGTTCCGTGACGACGGCTCCCTTGTAGCCGAACTCGGTGATGTTGCTCTCGATCTCCGCGATGATCGTCGACGCCTTGTTGGCGCGCCACTCTGGCGACATGCGTTCCATGCTGGCGAGCTCTTCGCTCCAGCCGGCGTTCACGAGCGTCTCGAGCTCCTCCTGGCTGAGAGCCGCCGGCGCGAGCGATTGCGGGCCCATGGCTTTCGGCGCAGTCAGGAACGTCTCGCGGTAGCTGTCCTCGACGATCGCCGGATCGGTCGGGTAGAAGCGGTAGTCGCCGTAGTGGGTCTTCTGCTCCTCGAGGCCCATGGCTTCAGCGGCCGACTCCTCGAAGTCGCGCAGTGGGTGGTCGTCGTCCCAGTCCGACTCCCAGGTGCTCCACCACTCGCGCTCGCGCTCGTCGTTCCAGCGATCGCGGTTGGCGTCGATCTCGGCCTGGGCCGCCTCCTCCGCCTCCTCCGCGGTGTCGTAGCTGTCGCCCATCTCGTCGCCGTCGATCGAGGCGACCCACGCACCCGTCTCGTCTTTGTTGACGTCGATCTGCGCACCGGGCCAGTCGTCGCTGAAGTCGGGCGGCTCGGCCTCCCGGCGGTCGTCTTCGCGCGCCTGGTCCTGGAGCTCCATGGCATTCGCGCGGAGCTCGCGCTCGTCGATCGGTTCGCCGAGCTTCACCACTTCGACCACCACTCGATTCAGGTCGAGGAAGTCGAGCACCTGCTGCCTGGTGTAGGTCTGCTTGTCGTCGAGCTCGGTGACGTTGGCGAGGGTGAACTCGTCGAGGTTGACGCCGGTCTTGGCGTTGCGGATCGTCGCCTTCCACTGCGCGCCCGACGCGCGCCCCTGGGGCGAGGCTTCGACGGCGCGCGTCAGGCGCGAGTAGAACGGCTGCGAGCTCCCGGTCGTCGGACTCTGGAAGAACTCGTCATAGGCGTCACCGCCGCCCAGTATTCGGTCCTGGTCGACGGGAGCTTGCCCTCGAGCTCCTTCGGGATCAGCGCCAGCGTCTCGGCGTCGAGGGGGAAGGTCGGCTCGTCCTCGGCTCCATACATCAACAGCAGGTAGCCGGCCTTCGTCAACGGCATCCCCAGCTGCACGAGTCCCCCAATGAGGGGATCGGATTTGAGTTGTGGCGACAAGGACGCGAGCGTTGTGCGTGGCGGCATCGATCTCTCCCCGTCTCAGCTGCTCCGCGAGCTCTTCGAGTTGAACCTTGGCGGCCGCGAACATCACCTGGCGGCGATACACGGCTTCGCTTATTTTACCACTCCGGAATTGCCCGAAGATTCGGTTGATCTCCCGGCGGATCGGCGTGGTCTTGACCGTCTCGCCCTCGAGCTTTTCAGCCCCCTTCTTGATGCTCTCCGGGAACAGCGACCGTGCCGCCTCCCAGGTCACCGACTGCACCTCGCGCGGCAGCACCCCGAGCTCGCGGGCTAGACGGTTATACGCTTCCGCGACCACGGGGTTCATTCCGGACAGGCCGGCGGCCGGCACCGTCGGCGAGCCGCCCATCACCTGGATCGAGAGCGGGTCGGTCCCCGACAGCGGCAGCATGTAGGCCGCGGCGATCGCGTGCACGTCGATGGTGACGAAGCCGGCGTGATCCGGATCGGAGATGTTGTTGTAGAACGACCGGACCTTGTGCTCGCGGCCGATGCGCCGATCGATGTTCGCCTCGCTGCCGTCCATCAGCAGGCTGACCGCATTCGCGATCTGCGGGTAGGTCCCCCAGCTGACCCGCTCGGGCACGCCGGCGTCCGTCAGGGAGTGCCCGGCGTTGTCGCCCTCCGGCGTGATGATCTGATACTGCCGCGGGATGTGGACCTGATCCCACTCGCGCAGCATGTGCGCGCGGCCGAAGGCGTCGAGCTCCTTCCACCGCTTGCCGGCCCAGAGCGCCTCCTCGGCGTCGAGCAGGGCCTTGGTCGCGGCGCGCTGCGCGTCGGTGATCTTCTCGCCGCTCGCGTTCTGCTTGCGGTTCTCGATGCGCGATCGGTAGACCCGGAACAGGTCGGTGAACTTCGGGTTGTGGTGCTCGAGGTAGTCGTAGGCCTTGAACACGCGCCGCGCCAGGTCGACGTTCTTGAACCAGTCCATTTGCGGCGACAGCACCGCGAGCACGCCGGCGGCCTGCCGCGGCGCGACCTGGTATTCCGCGGCGAGCTCGTTGGCGATCCGATGCGCGCCGACATACCACAGCTTCGCGCGGTTGCGGGTCGCGTCGTCGAACTGGTCCCAGAGCCAGCGCAGGTTGCGCACCATGCGCTGCACCCCGCGCTCGATCGCGGCGTCGTGGTTGTCGGCCGTCTCCGCCAGGTCGGCCTCGGTCAGCAGCGGCAGCGCGCGCACCGCATCGGCGTAGCGCTCGGTCGCACCGCTCTTCACCGCCTCCGGTTCCTTGAGCACCGACAGGTCGGTCTGCAACACGTCGAGCCGCGGGCGCAGGTTGCGGCGCATGATCGCCTCGGCGTCCTGGCCCTCCTTCACCATCACCCAGGGCACCCGGCTCGAGAAGATGATCCGGCCGCCGTTCTGGTAGCGCGCCGGCGCGTAGCGCATGTCGCCGCGCACCTCCTTCGCGTGCTTGCTCGCGGCCTGGAAGAACTCCTCGCCGCGGTCGGCCTCCTGGACCAGGGCGTCGACGTAAGCATTCGCCGCGATGCGCTCGGCCTTGGTGCGGGTCGCCGGCCGGATGCCCTGCTCGCGCAGCGCCACCGCCATGCGGACCACCGAGCCGCCACCGCCGCGCTGCTTGTAGAGCGCGATCGCGGCGAGCTCGCGCGGGTCGCGCACCGGCGCGGGTTCCTGGAAGAACTCGTCGCCGCCCTTCTCCTGCAGCCCGGTCAGCAGGTCGTAGGCTCCCTGGGTCGTCACCTGGCCGTCGCGCTTGAGCGCCGCCCACACGGCTTCGCTCTGGTCGTTGCGCGCCAGGTCGGTGCTCGAGATGCCCTGGTAGCCCTGCTGCTTGGCGTAGACGAGCGCGGCCTCATAGAGCCGCCGGCCGATGCCCTCGCGGCGCGGCGCGGCCGCCACGTCCATGACGTAGAGGAACCCCTCCGGCAGCGACTCGCCGGCGACGTCGGTGTGCGCGGTGGGCACCGCGAGCTCGAGGTAGCTGTCACCGATTCGGATCACGCTCTCGCCGGTGTCGGATTGCTCCGCCGTCGCGCCATGCGGCAGCGTCACCGCCGCGGTCGGCTGGAGCGCCACGGGTCCGGTGGTCCGGGTGACGTCGGCCTCGATCGTCGTCTCGCCGGCGGCCCAGGCCGCGACCGCTCGGTGCGTGCCGCCCAGGAGGTAGAACCGTCCCTCGTGCTCGACGGCCTCGACCGGCTCGGTGGCTTCGCGCGTGCCGGCCTGGTAGTCGCGGGCCACGCTCTCCGAGAAGGTGCTCTGGGTGGCGACCAGCTGCTCGAGCGGGATCGCCTGCGTGGTGACCTGGCTCTTGTCGCGCGCGTTGAGCAGCGCCAGGCTCTGCGCTTCGTCGATCGACGGGAACGGCAGCTGCCGGGCGTCCTCGACGCCGCGCACCTCCGCGGCCGGCTGGCCGCTGATCTTGTCCGCCGGCGCGGCGGCCTGCTCGAGGATGATCGTGTGCTCCTCGAATGTCTCCCCGGTCACCTGGTCCCGCCAGATCACCGGCACGCTCGAGAGCCCGAGCTCCGCCGCGGCGCGGACCGTCTCGTGGCCGTCGAGCAGCACCTCGACCACCGTGCCGTCGTCGGTCACCTCGCGGGTCATCACCACCGGCTCGCGGATCCCCTCCCGGCGGATCTCCGCGACGAGCTCGGAGATATCGGCCCGCTGCGGGGTGTTCAGCCAGTCGCCGGCGGCCAGGAGCTCGGCGGGCGACAGGGCGGCAGGGAACTCCCCTTCCGCGCCCGTCACCGCCTCGCCCTGCGTCATCACGACCACTGGTGGGGGAAGGGCCCCTAGGACGTCAGGATCGACGCCGGTGAGGTCAACCAGGGCTTGCTGACCAGGTGTCTTGGGTTCCCGTGGCGGGGCCGGCTTGCGGGCGGCCTGGGACCGGGCGCGGAGCTCGGCGGCCTCCCGCATGATGTTGGGGTTTTCCGCCATCATCCGAGCGGCCGCCGCCCCAATGTCCGCCATGGCGTTGATCGGGGCATTGGGATCGTGCGTGATCTGGCCGATGCCCCGAGCCACGGCGGGGTCCACGTTCGCGTCCCAGGGGCCTGGCGGTCGCGGCACGGGCGTCTCGGACGTCCCCCCTGCCGGCGGCCCTTCGTCGCCCTGCGCCTCGCCTGGGGCCCCTGGAGCCGCTTCCTGGGGCTCCGCTGCCGGGGCCGAGGATTGGCCCAGGTCCTCGCCTGGGGCGGCAGCAGGGGCCGCGGCAGGCCCGCCGGCTGGCGTCTCGGCGGCCGGCGCGGCGGTGCCCTTCTCCACCTGGACCTTTAGGCCGTAGCGGTTGTAGAGCTCGAGCACCGAGAGGGTGACGCCCTTCCGCCGGGACAGGGCGACGAAGCCGGCCTCGTAGAGCGCCGTCTGCCGCTCCGCCTGGGCCTGGCTCATCTTCGCGCCCTGCATGAACTGGGCGACCAGCGCCTGGCGCACCTGGCCCACCTCGTCGAGCGCGCCGCTGTCCTTCGCGGCCTGCATCTCGGCCAGGACCTTGGCGCGGTAGGTGACCGCCTCGCGCCGGCTCATCGCCGCCGGCGTGCCCAGGCGCAGGTCCGGCTCGAGCGCCCCGTGGTGCTCGCTGCCGGCGATCTCCACCGCGTAGGCGGCCGTCGGGATCCGGAGCGGCTCGTTGTTGGCGCGGGCCTTGGCGAGCGCCTCCGGGTCGCCGGTGACCTTGGCCGCCACACTCTCGGCGTTCTCGCCGCGGCCCTGGAAGTATTCGGTGAAGGTGTCGGCGTCGATGAAGACGTCCTTGATCGGACCTTCCTTGAGGCGTGACTGCAGCCACCCCTTGGCGGCCTCCGGCAGGCGCGCGATCAGCTTCGAGTCGATCGCGCCCTGGGCGAGCGCCTGGAACAGCAGCTGCTGCTGCTCGGCCGCCACGGCGCGTCTCGAGAGCGCGCGCTGCTCGGCGATGCGCGAGACGCCGCTGGTGGTGCCGCCCATCACCGCGCCGGCGACACCGGCCTCGATCATCTGCACCGCGAGCTCCGGCGTGAACACCGACCCGATCGGCTTGCCCTGCGCCTGCGCCACGGCGACCGCGCCGATCGCTTCCTGGATCGCCTCGGTGACGCCCTCGGTCGCGAGCCCGTGCACCGTCTCCTTCGCCACCTCGCGGAAGAACTTGGGCTTGACGATCTGCGTCAGCGCTCGCTTCGCCACCTCCTCCGCCACCTCGGTGCCGAAGGCCTTGACCAGGCGCGAGCCCACGTGCCCTGGCAGCGCGGTGTCGAACGCCGCGATCGCGCTGCCGCCCAGAAACGCCGTCGCCGGCGCGGCCAGGTTGGGGTCGGCCTCCTTGATCCCCATCTGCGTCTCGCCGACACCCAACGCGAAGGCGGGGATGAACGCCCCGATCAACGCGCCGATCGTCGCGCCGCTCACCGTCCCGACAACGGGAAGCGGGACCGCGGTGCCGACGAGCGCGCCGATCTCGCCGCCCGCCGCCGCGCCGGCCAGCGACGGAGCCATGATCGGGATCATCTCGCCGACCGTCTCGGTCAGGTATTGCCCCAGGTCGTTGATGCCGCGGATCCCCATGAAGGTCTGCTTCGCGCCGGCCTTCTGAATGTCGAGGGTGTTGCGCTGCCGGATGCCGCGGCCGCGCGCCGCCAGGGCGTCTGCCCCCACGAGCTCGCCGGTGGCCTCGAGGAACGCGCCGCCCATCGCGGCGGTGGTGTCGACGCCGCGCGCGATCGCTTCGCCGAAGCTGACGCTGCGCTCGAGCGTGTGCAGCGTGTCGACGTCGTCCTTCGCCGCGGTCGCGAACGACGGGTCCTGCATCGCGGTCTTGAGCGCCGGCGCGGTCTGGAGCTTCTGCGCCAGGTCCTCGGCGTCGATCTGCTTCTTCAGGTTGTCGTAGTTGCGCTCGACGAACGACGCCGGCAGACCGAAGCGCTGCTGGATGCGCGCGCCCTCGGCGGCTTTGTCCGGCGACACCGTCGACGCGCCGGCGACCTTCAGCCGCTCCTGCTCGGCGCGGGCGTCCTCCGCCAGGTTGGCCTTGACGGCTGCGGTGAGGGGATCGTCTTGCTGCTGCTGTTCGAAAGGCATTAGGGTTGCCGCACCTGGCCGAGTCGCTTCTTCGCGCGCACCCACTCCTGGAGCACCAGGTCGGGCGTGGGGGTTTTGCCGGCTCCGCGCAGCGCGTTCTGGATGCTCTGCTGCTCGCCCGGCGGAATGTCGCTGATCGTCAGATCACGCACCGGCTTCGTCTGATCGACGAAGCGCTCGTCCGCGCCGACCGGATACCACATCGTGCCGCGCCACGGGACCAGGGCCTTCCACGTGCCCTCCTTCACCACCACGTCCTGCCACAGGAAGTCCGCCGTCTCCTGGAGCTCGGTGTCGGTCATCTTCTTCCCGGTCCGCTGCTGCGCCTCTTCATACTTCGCGTTGAGCGCTCGCAGGAGCTCCTGGCTCTCGGCTTTCTTCGGGTCGTAGCGCGAGCCCATGGTGTTGCGCAGCACCGACTCCACCGACAGCAGGCCGGTGATATCTTTCTCGGCCTCGCGGGTCTTGCCCTGCTGGATGTTCACCTGGGTGCGCGCGAGCTCCTCGAGATCACTGTCGGACAGGTCGTTGCGGTAGTTCAGCAGCTTGAGCCCGACGAACTTGTTGGGGTCGTCGCGGATCATCTCGTAGAGCTCGAGCTTCTTCGCGATGTTGGTGGTGACCGGCCACCCCTTGATGCGGCGCTGGATGTATTCGGCGGCGGTGACGCGCTCGCCGGGGTCCATGTCCTGCCACTCCTTCGAGCGCATCCAGGTCGCGATGTTCGTCTCGCCCGACTCGATCCGGTTGTAGACCGTGCGCAGGTTCTCGCGCTCGGCGTTCAGCTTCTCCTGCCGCTTGATCGCGTGCTCGTGCTCGATGATCTCGAGCGCCTTCTGCTGCTGCTCGGGGTCGGCGATCGCCTTCGCCGCTTCGCGGTGCTGGGTCAGCGTGCCGGGCGTGCTGGTGATCTTGGCCGCGGCGATCTGCGCCTGCTTCAGGTCGTCGCCGTCTTTCAGCTTCGTCTCGATCGCGTCGTAGACCGAGCCGTCGATCTCCGCCTTGTTGGCCGCGAACCAGGTCTTCGCCTCCTCGGTCTTGCCCTTCGCGATCAGTTGGCTGATCGCTTCGACGTGGACGTCGGAGTGCTCCTTCGCCTTGCGCGCGGTGACCTTCTCCGGCGACCACCCGAGCGCCGAGCTCATGGCGTCGATCGCGTCGTCGACGCTCTTGAGATTCGCCGACAGCATGGTCGGGTCGGTGGCGTGCTGGATCGCCGCCGCGGTGCCGAGCGCGATCTTCGCCTCGAGCGTCTGGTTCTGGTGCTCCATCACCTCGCCCGCGGTGTGGCGCTGCACCTCCAGGTCGACCTGCTGCCGATAGTTCGATCGGATCTTCGCGAACTGCGCGCGCTGCTCCGGGTTGGTCGCCAGCTTCTCGAGCTCGCCGGCGGTTTTGTCGAACTCCTCGAGCGCCTCCTTCGGCAGGGTCATGGCGTTCTTGCCCTTCTTCAAGAGCGCGCCGTTCTGCTGGTCGTAGAGGTAGCGGTTCTTCCACTCGGCGAAGCCGTTGTCGATCTCGAGCGCCTGGGTGATGTTGGCCTCGCGCCGCTCCTTCTCGACAATGTCGCCGTAGATCTGCGTGCCGATGCGGCCGACGATGCCGGCGGTTTCCGCGAACGATCGCAGCTTGTCGGCGCGGGCCTCCTCGACGCCGGCCCCTTCCGAGAGCGCCGTCTCCGCGGCCGACATGGTGCCCCGCGGCAGACTGCCGAGGCGCTGCTCGCGTTCGTAGCGTCGAACTGTCGGCATGAATCAGCCCCTCCGGCCGAAGCCGTATTTCGCCTCGAGCAGCGAGTAGCTGCCGGAGGCAATGGTCCCGAGCGCCTGGTAGCGGGACGCGCTCTGCCGCTGCGCGCCGGCGGCCGCCAGGTTGACGCCCTCCTTCCGGGTGATCGCGGCCTGCTTGCGCAGGTCGGTCGCTTCCACTTCGAAGCCCCAGGCCTCGCGCGCGGCGTTCGTCTTCGCGGTCAGCGCATCGAGCTCGCCCAGGTAGGCCGCATCCGCCTGGACGTCGACCGCGCTGCCGAAGCCGACGTCGACGTTGGCGGCCGCGAAGCCGGCGCGCTGCTCACCGACGATGCCGCGCACCTTCGAGCGGTAGCGGTTGGCGTCGATCTCGCCGCGCACCAGGGCGTCCTGGGCCTGCACGTGCATCACCGCGGCGTTGTATTCGGTGAGCTCCGCCTGGCTCATCGCGGCGCGCTTGGCCGCCTCGCCGGCTTTCTTCTCCGCGCTGCCGGCCTTCCACTGCCCGAAGGCGGAGAGCGCCGTCGAGATGCCGCCCAGGATCAACAGGGGCCACATGGATCACTTCCCCCCATAGAGCTTCTCGGCCGCATCGCCGCCCTCGCCCTCGTCGCTGCCCAGGCCCATGTCGACGATCTGCAGCGACACCGCGCGCCGCTTCTTGTCGCCCTCGTATTCCATCTGCGAGGCGGCGGTGACGTGCACGCGCGCCTGCAGCATGAAACTCTTCCCGACGTCGGGCAGGTTCATCGACAGCTTCTCGAGCACGTCGTCGTCCAGGTGCAGCGACAGGCCGCCGGGGTAGCGCGGGCCCTCGGGCACCTCGGCGCTCGCGACCAGTGACTCCTGGGTGCGTGCCGGCAGCTTCATGCTTTTCAGGTCCACGGTCAGCCTCCTACTTCCGCGCGCGGGATGATCCCCAGGATGGTCAGCGGCAGCGGCTCGGTCATGCGCACGATCACCGACCCGTGCTTGTTGTATTCGGGCGAGATGTGCACCTCGAGGGTGTCGGTCACCAGGCCGGTCGACTCCCAGGCATTGCGCGAGTAGCGCCGCATGCGCCCCTCGTGGCCGGCTTCGAACTCCGCCGAGCTCTGGTGCACGAGCAGCGTCACCGAGCCCACGCGCTTCTTGCTGTCGCGGATCTCCTGGCCGCCGACGTCGAGCGCCAGCGTCTCCACTTCCATGGTGTAGGGCAGGCCGATGTGCACGTTGACGTAGCCGTCCTCGCCGGCCGGTGCCGTCAGGTAGACCGTGCCGCCGGTGACCACCGGCGCGTCCTCCTCGCTGCCGTTGAAGAGCGCCACGCCGTCGGCAATCACCGCGACGGTCTTGCCCTCCAGGTGCTCGAGCCCCGCGAACGTCGTCGCCGCCGCGCCCGAGTAGCTCAGGCCGCTGTCGACGAAGAACATATCGGCGTGGGTGTAGTTGGTGCGGAGCTCCCGCTGCTCGAGCTTC